ACCACACACGACATTCAATGGATTCCGGCAGGTTGGCTGCAAATTTCAGCCAGCAACGCCACGACGACGGTATACAGCTACACGAAGACGCTTGCGGGGGAAAGGCCGTCCAGTGGATGCGAAACGCATGAGCGTATCTACACGACGATTGACGCTATCGAAAACCTACTCCAGACTTTGAAAGGATAGACCAATGAATATCGATCGATTGTACAAACTAGATGCTTGCAGAGAAGCGAAAGATTGGGCAGCGAAGCAATCTTCGCCGCAACAGGCTTGGGATGATTGCCATCGGGCAGACTGGATGCTGTGGCTGTTGCAAAGGACGCAACCGGAATGCAAGCAAAAGTATGTTGCAATAGCCTGCGAACTAGCCAGGACAGTTTTGCCGTTGGTCATTGAAGGCGAATTGAGACCGTTGAGAGCTATAGAGGAAGCGGAGAAATATGTCAGCGAGCAAACTCGCGTTAATGCCGCCGCCTCCAACTCCGCCGCCGCAAACGCCTACGCCTCCGACTCCGCCTGGGCCTCCGCCGCCGCCGAGGAGGCCGCCTACGCAGCAGCACACGCTGATATCGTTCGCAAGTATTTTCCGGTCGTTCCGGAATAGCCGAAAATAACAACAACAACAACAACAATAACAACGAAAAACAAGGAACCAACGATGTCAACGAAAGTAACGATCATTTTGCCAGTGTGCTTCAATGACGGCATTCCAGTATTGCGTGACACATTTATTCGATTCGAGAATGAAGTGTACAGCATTGCGGGAGGATTTACGACTATTTGCGGTGCCATTGGAAGTTACAGAATGGACGATGGCACCGCGAAGGAGGAAAAGGTAGACATTTACACTATCGTATGCTCTACGGCGGAGCAAGTCGAGTCTCTGCGTTCTATTGCCTTGCAATGCTGTAAAGACTTCAAGCAAGAATGCGTGTACTTTGAAACGTCGGAATGCAACGTGGAGTTTATTCGATGACGATTAGCCGAGACGACGTAGTCCAGTGGATAGCCGACGAAGTAGCAGAACGAATGATAGAATCCAACGATCATTCCGTTATGGAACGGAATAGGATCATTCGGTTTGTTTCAATTATGCTTTCCGATTCAGTGGTAGCTCATTTTGACGGAGAAAACAAACGTGTGTAAACAACTGGAATTGATCGATAAGGGGCCAATTGACAATTATAATCGGTTTGACCTACTTCTATCCATTGCAGAGCGGAGAGATATCGCAAAGCGGTCGTGTAGTTGGTGTCGTATGGGTATGGGTTAATAAGGGCAACAATGCGAGGACAGTCTAATGAAAATCAATTCTCCATGTTGTATAACGCCTCGCCTTTTAGCAGGTGTCAAGATCGGGAATGGATTCATTTCTATCGACTACGCCGATGGTTGTTGTACATCTGATGACAGGACGCGATACCGATATTGGATCGACGCGCCAACATTCAATCATTACGGCGAAGATATTGAATCTTGTGCCATAGGAGGAAGTCTGCAAGGCAGACTTTCTGATTTACTATATTTTCTAGTGGCGGTGGCTGAGTCGTACGCATATTTACATTCAAATGGGCGAAGAGTAGATAATCTCCACCTATTTCAAGATACTATTACGCAATGGGCATATCACCATTCGGATGAATTGTCTTCTTTGGCTTATGAGCTAGATAGGCCGGAAGGCTTCATTCAGGAATAATTTCCAGAATTACACTTGACAAGCTATTGTGGTATGTAATAATTCTACAGAGCGGACAACACAACATTAACGCGAAGAGAATCGAACAATGAACAATTGCTATTGTAACATTTGCGGACAACCGATGTTTTCCGCCAATCCGGAACGTAAGCATAATCTATGCTCGAAATTTTGCGTGGAGGTAAGCAGGTTGCCTCCGCCAAAGAATCCACCAAAGGTTGACTTCGACTTCCGAAAGAAATGTAGCGGACGCAGAACGGTTTCCGATTGCACCACATGGCCAGCAACGCGTCCGAGATTCAGCTACACCAACAACCGATTGCTTCGCGTAAGAGGGAAGCGTGTTCAGCGCCTCACGACTAAGGCTAAACAAAATGTCTCCTAGAAAATCTGAGTTCATTTTCGATCCAACGCTGTTTGTCATTAAGTATGAAAATGGCGATCTGAACCGCGATCAAGTAGTCGATGGATTTCAGTATCTTATTGACACTGGAATCGTATGGCGGCTACAGGGTTCGTATGGAAGAATGGCGAAGAGTATGATCGAAGCTGGCTATTGCCATGAATGCGAGGGAAAATAATGAAAACCTACTATGTCGCAATGCAAGATGGCTATAGCAAGCGAGTCAAAGCGAGAAGTCTTGACGAAGCAGAACGGACGGCCAGATTACAGGCATTCGATCGTGTCAACGGGTGGCAGTTTCTTCCACAAGAATTAGCGAATGCAACAACTGTTCGCTACATCGAGGAGGTAAAGTCTTGAACATGCGACATATACTTAAGCGTGGACCAGCAGAACGGGAACTACGCGATGCCTTGGAAATTATGCTGGCATGGGCAACAGGCCCGGATAAGCACAACAATCCGTATTGTTATTCGGCAATCAAGAATGCAATGAGAGTGCTCGGTCGAGCCAAGGGGCTAGCGTGCGACTACCTCGATGTACCTATAGTTGATCTACCAATTCCAGACAAAAAAATCTATGAGGTAAACAAGCAATGAACAGTTTCAAAAAAGCAGCAGCCGAAGCTATTCGTTCGTTCCATCCGTTGGTTTCTTTTGAATATCTCAAAGGAGTGGACTCTTGCGAGCTTGGCGGACAGATTCCGTGGTATCTAGTCGAGATGCTCAGGCAGATCGGTGCTGAAGTGTTAGAATATCGGCATCGTGGAACCATTGCAACCGTAGTGCGATTTTGAAAGGATCGAAATGTCCGAAGAGAAACATGAACATCTTTCTGCGTTTATTTTGAGCTACTCAGACGGGCGAAGCAGGATAGTCAGGATGGGAGCTGTCGTTACGCCGTCAAAGGCGCGAAAGTATTTCGTTGGCAATTGGTTTGAGTTTAATAAATCAGAACCAGCAGTCAAATGTACTGGTGTCGAGTCGTTTACTGGACCGTGAATCTAATGTGAGTACAATAATCATGGTTGAATTATGCAGATGTCATGCGTGCGGAGGAATGGTACGCCAGCCTTGCCTCCTATGCACTATGATCGATGGAACAGCACCGTCCGGTAGCGCAAGGCAGAGCGGATTGCCATGCTTGGTATGCGGGAAACCTATGGACGGCTCTTCGGCATCCATTGTGCGAGAGCATGAATTATACAGTAATCGCATATGCAACAACTGCCACGAGAACGCTCGTAAACGCGGAGAAGATTCAATGAGATATTCTCATGCGTCGCCAGACACCATCGTTGGACGCACAGGAAGAAAGCATAAATCTATCGAGCGGTAATATCCGAAGGAAGTAATAATAATGACGAAGACGGCCATCATCTATACTAGGTTTTCGCCTCGACCGGATGCGGATACCAGTAAGTCGAATGAGCAGCAAGAGAAACGATGTAGGGATTATTGCTGCAAGCATGGATATAACGTTAGCCACGTTTGTAGCGATTCAAATATCTCTGGTAGCAAAATGTTTCGCCCAGGACTCAGTAATGCACTATTCGCATTGTTGTCATTTCCGAAAGGCGTCCTAGTCGCTGATTCACCAGATAGATTAGCAAGAGACCTACTTGTTTCTCTGACGATACGCAAGCAGGTTGAAGAATTGGGATGTACGATTGAGTACGCGGATGGCTCGCCTTCCGGCGACGAACCGGAAGCCATCTTGATGCAGAACATCATGGCTGCATTCGCGTCATATGAGCGATCCAGGTATTCACGTAGGACCAAGGCTGGCATGGCGAGGAAGAAGGCGGACGGTGTTTGGTGCGGTAGGCCACCGATCGGGTGGAAGATTGATAGCGTGAGTAAAAGTCTTGTACGAAATGTTAGTGAACACAGAGTAATTTCTGCAATCATTACGTGGTCAAAGGAAAAATATTCATCACACGAAATCGTCGAATTCTTAAATAACAATCATTGGCCTCTATGCCGTGGAAGACAGTGGAATACTCGAACGATCCGCCGTATCATCGAAAGAAATAAAAAATAATCCCTTGACAGAACGGATTGTGATCCGTACACTCAAAGCATGGAAGGTAAATCAAAATGAATACAGGTGTATTCGCTCTAGTCAATGGCGACCGACGGCAAATGGCAACCGTGGATGATATCTTGTACGGAAGCCATGCCGTCCAGCAGGAAGTTGGTTCTGACCTATTCGGATTAATTAGGGACGTGGTGGCGGAGAAGATATCCGATCTCGACGACGAATCGGAATATACCAAAGTAATTTTGTTTATTAAAGTCTAAGTGGAGTAGAATATGTCTTTCAATTTGGATTCGATTACATCTGGCTCCGGAATTAAGCCTCCGAGAATAGTTCTTTTGGGAGTAGAAAAGATAGGGAAGTCCACTTTTGCATCTTGTGCAGAACGGCCTATCTTCATCCCAATTAAGGGAGAGGATGGAATTGATTCCCTTTCGGTTCCACAATTTCCAGTTGCACAATCGTTCGACGATGTTAAATCCTGCCTACACACACTTGCTATCGCGGATCATAATTTTGGAACGGTTGTGGGAGATTCAGCGAGTGCATTAGAGCCGCTGATTTGGTCCGCGACATGCAAAGACAACGGAAATGTTTCCAGCATTGAAGACGTAAAAAAAGGATTCGGAAAGGGATACATCGAATCGCTTTCTTATTGGAGACAATTGACGGAAGCCCTAGATTGGCTTAGGCTGGAAAGAAACATGGCTACCATTCTTATTGGCCACGTTAAGGTTAAGCGCTTCGATGATCCGAACGGAAGTAGCTACGACCAATACCAATTTGATCTAAATGAGAAGGCAGCAAACTTACTGTATCGCTGGTGCGATGTAATTCTGTTTGCGAACAAAAAGGTGATTGTTAAGACAGAGGATGTTGGATTCAACAAAGAGAAACACCAGGGAATTGACGTTGGCCAGGGCGCTAGCTATCTCTATACGCAGAAGCGTCCGGCTCATCCAGGTGGTGGTCGTGGAGTATACGGCAGGCTACCTTATGAATTGCCCCTTTCGTGGCAGTCATACATGGATGCAGTTTCGCTTGCCATGCGTGAAGGGGCAGCGTAATGCTTTTCGGCATCGTTCTGTTCGTTCTGGATTGCATTTTGTTTTTAACCGAATAGGTATTGTAATGACATTTGGCTATTGTATTACGCTGATCGCGTTGTTGGTAACAAAGTTTGCGTGGATTGTTTTGTGGATGTAATTTAACAAAGAGAGATTGAAAAATGAGTGATCTACAACAATTTTTTGGTGGTGCGTTTGATTCGACTAGTGTTCCTCCTGCCGACGATTTTCCAGTCTTGCCTCCAGACAACTATCCAGTTCTTGTTGAAAGCGCGACAGTCAAGGCAACCAAGGCAAATGATGGTGCATATGTCAAGGTGGTCATGTCTGTTATAGATGGACAATTTAAGGGGCGTAAGCTGTTTGATAATATCAACATTCACAATCCGAATCAGCAGTGTGTCGAGATTGGATTGCGATCGCTTGCTGCTCTTGGGCAGGCAATTGGCCTGCGACATGTCGGAGATACCGAGCAATTAGTTAATCAGGTCTGTGTTGCGCATACCAAAGTTAAGGACGGCCAGAACGTCATCCGGACGTATTCGCCCCTGACGCCACCTTCGGTATATATGGCACAACAGCAAGCGGCTCCGAAGTTTTATCCTCCGCAACAGCCACAATTCCAGCAGCAACAACAGGCACCCGCCTACCAGCAGCCCGCGTCTCCAGTGCCAGGGACGTATCCTCAGCAGAGCGGTGGCTTCGCTCCGTCGCAATATCAGCCTCCGATTCAGCCTCCTGCACAACAGGCTCCAGCAACGCGTGCAAAGGCTCCGTGGGAAAAGTAACACTCCGATACGTTCGCATGGACGCGAACGGCATGGCTGATGTACTAGCTCCTATTGGCTTGTCGGTGCCTAGTGGATATGACATCAGCCCTGCCGCTTGCGCTCATACTAGAAACAAGCCTTGCATCTATCGCATAAGGCTTCCGCTGGAATGATGCGAGACCAGCGGGTCCATCTGTAGGACCGTTCAGCAAACCGCGATGCGATTACAGATAGCGGTGGCAGCCCGGAGAGACGGGTATTTTTTGACAAAACGAAGCACAGCCTAACTGTGGCGGCTGTGAGTTGGGTGAAATGTGGCACTGCATAATCCATGATAAGCCTCATTGTAGCATGGACGAAGCCGCCTTTTTATTTACAACTAACGTGGAGCAGTCATGATAGATACAGAAGAAAAACTCGTTGAATTAGTGCGTCATCTTGTTTCAGCCAAGCAAACCGAAGAACAAGCGAAGGTTGTTCGCATTTCGATTGAAGAAAAGATTGCTGCTCTTATTCCTGGACCAGAACGAGGGCAGGTAACACAAAAGCTGGAGGGCGGAACGTCGGTTTGCGTAGAGAGGGGATTCCACTACAAGACCGATATCGATGGCATGAAAACTCTCAGTAATATTCCATTCTTGCCTATAAAATCAAAAACAACCATTGAACTAGATTCCGTTGGGTACGAGTGGTACAGGCAGGCTGATCCAGAATCGTTCGCTGAATTATCCAAGTATGTCGTAGCAACTCCGAAGAAAATCGCAGTTACAGTTAAGGCTGCAAAATGAATAAGGAAGCTCGCAGAGCATACGCAAGAGAGTGGTATCGGTGCCACAAAGAGCAGGTGAAGGCTGATCGCCGTAGGTATTACAAAGAAAATAAAGTCAGCGCAGCTAGGTATGCAAAGCGCAGGAGGTTTTATTGCATTCTACTTCGTTCGCGCAGTGATGCCGCAAGAAAGGGACACTTGCCCTGTGACCTGACTCCAGAGGAGCTACGGGAAACATATACGGATTCATGCTGGATTTGCGGCGCAAGAGAGGGAAATGAAAAATACGCCCTACAAATGGATCACGACCACAAGACTGGTAAGTTTCGTGGGTGGCTTTGTAGTAAATGCAACCGTGGGCTTGGGCACTTTAACGACCGTCCCGATCTTTTAGTAAACGCAGCCATTTATTTGGAGAATACATGACCACAATTCCTGTTCCAGAAGATTCTGAAGTCGTGAAGCGGATATACGCATCGTACAAGGCGAGAGGAGACGCAGAGCCACCTAGGTCTTATCTTGGTGCCAGTATAATTGGCCATAGCTGCGAGCGTTATTTATGGTATACCTTTAGGGGCTGCGTTAGCGAGCGATTTGAAGGAAGGATGATTAGGCTATTCGAGACAGGTGACGAAGAGGAAATTCGGTTTGTGCGTGACTTGCGATCCATAGGAGTTAAGGTACACGATAGAGATTTCGCTGGAGACCAGTTTGCAGTATCGGCGCTTGGTGGTCACTGCTCTGGCCACATGGACGGCTGCGCTCTTGGTATTCCGGAAGCACCAGCTACTTGGCATGTGATTGAATTCAAGACGCACAATGACAAATCCTTCGCTAAGCTCAAAAAGGATGGTGTCGAAAAAGCCAAGCCGCAGCACTATGCTCAGATGCAAATATATATGGGGCTTACGAAAATGACTCGTGCGTTGTACTTGGCGAAAAATAAGAACGACGACTCGCTATATTCCGCGAGGGTTCGATTCGATAAGTCGGCCTTCGATGCGTTGATGTCGCGCGCAGAGCGGATCATTTTCTGCAACTCGCTGCCGGAGCGAATTTCCGAACGCGAAGACTACTACGAATGCGGCTGGTGCGCAGCACATAAATTATGCTGGGGATGCAAAGAAAGCTCGCTTCCAATTGCGTCAAGGAATTGCCGTCAATGCTGTCACGCAACGCCAGAGCTAGATGGTGTCGCACGGTGGTCCTGTGCGAAGCACAGGCGTAGCCTATCGGAATCCGATCAGTCACAAGCTTGTTCCGAGCACCTATGCCTACCGGGTCTGGTTACAGGATGGGAACCGTCCGACGCAAGCAACGACTGGATTGAATTCCGCAACGACGAAGGAAAGACTTGGCTTCACGGGAAGATTGGTGGTGGGTTTTCTGCTCTGGAGTTAATGACTCTTCCGTTTGACAAGCTGCTGAATCCATTGCTTGCTACAGCGAAGGAAACGCTCGCGGCAGTGGCAGCCGGATGTTCCGACGACATACTGTCGAGATATTCCGAAGACCATTGCAACATTGCGTGGACTGGGCCTAAAGAGAATTTCTTACAAGAGTGGAGGAATCTATATGCGGAAAGCTACGACCACGGAAAGTCAATTCAGACGTGCTGCAATCTCGACTACATCGCAGCCGAGTTCCCAAACGCAGTAGTAGTTATTGAATGGAAAAACAAAATCAACACCATGGAGATTAGGGAATTGATTCCCTTTTGATAGATATGCGACTTGGACAAAAAGCAGACGGGAAGCGTAGGCAAAGCGCATATCATAAGCACTTAAAGCGCGTTAAAAATCGATCAGAGCGACATGCCGCGAAACGAAAGCCAGACTGCATTTCAGGGTATGGTCGATACCGAGGCTGGGAATTATAAAATGATTTGTCCAGAATGTGGATACGAAGATCACGAAGACCAATTTGAAGGCCAGGACATTTCCACGGAAGACTACTGCATAACTGCGTATTTCTGTCCAGAATGCTATTTTGAATTTGAGATTGAGGAATAATGTCATTCTGTCTGCGCCCATACCAGCAGGAAGCGATCGACTCGGTTCATAATTTCGTTTGCACACGCGAAGGAAATCCCTGCGTGTCTACGCCAACTGGATCAGGCAAGAGCGTAATGATGGCTGCCTTAATCCGGAATTGGCAGTCGGAAACGCCAGGGGTTCGCGGTTGCATTCTTGCGCATCGCAAAGAATTAGTTCAACAAAACTATGAGAAATTCAATTCGTCAAGGTCGAATTTATCCTGTCAATCATCTGGGGCAGGAATGTTCGCAGCAGGAATTGGTAGACGAGATTATGATTCGCCTATCTTATTTGCCTCAGTGGACTCCATATACAAAATATCCGGGGAGTTTAAGCCATTCGATTTCATCTTTGTCGATGAGGCCCACCGGATTCCATTTGCGGGTGAGGGTAAGTATCGCACTTTTCTTTCTGGCTGTAAAAGTTTTAATCCACGGATAAAAATAGTCGGATGGACAGCCACTCCGTGGCGCATGGCGGGCGGTTCTCTTTGTCACAAAGATCATATCCTAACGGAAATTTGCTATGAAGCGAAACTTACCGATCTTATCAATCAAGGGTATCTGTGCAACCTGCGCTCTAAGGTTGGAGTGTCCCAGGCCGATTTGTCAAAAGTGCGGAAGCTACCGGGCGGAGATTACGTCACTAAGTCTTTGGCAGAAGCTACGAATATTGATTCGCTGGTTTCTGCTGCCGTATCGGAGGCTGTGCGAATTATTGTCGCCGAAGCCCGTACATCGGTTGTATTTTATTGCGTCGATGTGCGACATGCAGAAAAGGTATCTGAACAGCTTAGGCGACACAACGTCTACGCACCGTGCATCACTGGATCAACAAAAACAGCAGTCCGAGACCGAATAATCTCTGACTTTAAGGAACGAAGAATTTCTGCCATTTGTAATGTCAACGTTTTAACGGAGGGCTTTGATGCTCCACATATTGATTGCATCGTTCTTTTGCGTCCTACTCTTTCCGCTGGCTTGTTCTCTCAAATGGTGGGAAGGGGTCTGCGGTTATACGCCGGAAAACAGGATTGTCTTGTATTGGATTTTGCTGGCTGTATTGACGAACACGGTCCTATTGACCTGCTTGGCGGCGCAAAGGTAGTGATGGCGACATGCCGAGAATGCAGAGAATCATTCAGCAGAGCGCTTAGGGCCTGTCCGGTCTGCGGATGGACAATTCCTCCGCGTGAGGTTGAACGCATGGAAGCAGCGGAGAAGGAACGTAGGATGCACGGAGAAAAGCCGTCCAGCCGGTCAATTTTATCTTGTGAACCAGAGACACTGAAGGTAGACTCAATATATGTCAATCGACACAAAAAGCCCAGTTCCCCGGATTCCGTGCGAATTCAATACAGGTGCGGGCTGCGAATGGTTAGGCACTGGCTCTGCCTGGATCACCCTGGAAACATTGGAGCGATTGCGCAACAGTGGTGCCAGCAATATTTGCCCCATACTGGCCGTGGCAGACTGTCCGTCGATGACGTACTTGGAAATATGTTCACTTCTGAATCCCTGCTTTCCGTCATTAAAACAGTGACAGTTAAGAAATGCGGAAAGTATTTTGAGGTAGTCAATTGGAACCAGCCGATTAGCGAATAGGATTGTCGCGTGAACCCACCACTTGAAGCTGCTCTATATTATGCGAGTATCGGGTGGGCTGTATTTCCATTAGCTCCAGGACAGAAAACTCCAAGAACATCGCACGGGTGCAAGGACGCGACATATTCACCTGAACAAATAAAAATATGGTGGTCGCAATGGCACGATGCAAATGTCGGGCTGGCTTGCGGAGCGATTAGCGGCGTATACGTGGTGGACATTGACGTTAGAGAAAACTGCAATGGATTTGAATCCTTTCGAGAATTTCCGGGAGTTCCAGTCACTGTAAGACAGGACACACCAAGCGGCGGTGCACATCTTTTCTTTACAGCAGCCATCGCTCCTCCTAACGCGAACAAGTTCAGGCCAGGAATTGACATACGCGGAGACGGATATTATGTCGTCTTGCCGCCGTCTACTCACCCAAACGGAGGAACTTACTCATGGACTCCTGGATATGAACCTTGGAGTATTAAATTAGCTGACTATCCAGACTGCCTGAGGCTTCAGAAAAAACTTCCGTCATATATCTCAAAAGCTGACAGCACAGATTGCAATAACTCATTGGGTTATTCGGATGGAAATACTCTCGAACGCGCAGGGCTATATCTCAGCCAATGCGATCCAGCTATCCAAGGTCTTGGCGGTCACAACGCATTACTTTGGGCAGCCGTTGCTATGGTCCACGGTTTTTCATTAACAGAAAGCCAAGCATTGGACTTGTTGTTGCGAGAGTATAACCCTAGGTGTAATCCTCCGTGGGATGTGGGTATTCCACAAGAGCATAAAGATTTCTGTCGCAAGGTTTCTGAAGCGAAAAAACTCGTTCCACAGCAACCAGAGGGATGGCTATTAAATGATCCGTCTTATTTCACGCATGAATCGTCTTGCAAAATTAATGTATCGTCATTGCTTTCTGATAGCGTGCCAAGCGAAAACACTTTCGGAACCCAAGCGGTTCCCGCTGTACAAACTGTACAAAACGAATACGAATTCTTAATTCGCCCAACCGGATTGCTAGGAAAAATTTGCTCTTGGATTAACGCGACAGCATTGCGCGAACAGCCGTTTCTGGCGCTAGCGTGCGCGCTGGCATTCATGGGGTCGCTGTTTGGTCGCAAAGTAAAAGACGCAATGGGTTCCAGGACTAACCTATACTGCATGGGTGTTTCTCGGTCGAGCGGTGGAAAGATGCACGCGATTTCGCAAATAAGGCGCTTGGCTTGCGAGGCAGATTGTCTATATCTACTTGGAGGAGACGACATAGCATCAGATGCGGCAATTGAAGCTAGGCTGTCCAGGGAACCCGCAACGCTATATCTATGGGACGAAATGGGCCACAAGCTGGTACAGATCAAGTCTGGCCAGAATCCGCATTTGGCGGCAGTGGTTTCGCTATTGATGAAAGTGTATTCTGCTGCCCCAAGTATCTACTTGGGAAAGGAATATGCAGACAAAGAGAATCAAAAACTAATCGTACAGCCATGCTGTTGTATTTATGGAACATCCACATTGCAGAAGTTTGCCGAAGGAATAGCACCGTCCGAGTTACAGGATGGCTGGATGGGTAGGTGTTTGGTTTTCATAGCACCAGACATGCCGGAAAAAAGTCGCAAAGAGCGATCGGATATTATCCCGGATGATATTGTGGAACAAGTTAGGCTGTGGTCTCCACGGGAATTACCAAGAGAAGAACCTCATAAAATTTCTACATTTGTTGGAAATAGCAATCAACAACAACCACCAAGGCAACTACTGATACCAACGTCGCATGATGCGGAAATGATCTTTCGTGCATTCGATTCCGAGACGGTTGAATTCGGAAAACAGAATCAGCTATTGGATTGCCTATGGTCTAAGGGCGAAGAGAACGCACGTCGTATTGCTTTGATTGTGGCTTGCGGTAACGGGAACGAGAATGCTGAAATTTCATCGCAGGACGCCGACTACGCATGTCGGTTAATTCGCTATTTACTAATTGATTTCGGCGAAAAGATTGCTCCGGAAATTGTCTCTAGCGAAATCGAATCACGCAAGCGCAGAATCTTCAAGATTATCGAAATGTCTGGCATCGAAGGATGTATGAACCCAATGTTGGTTAAGAAGACTCCGTTCTTGAGTCAAAAAACACGGCAAGAGGCGATTACTGATTTAATAGCATCCGGAGAGATTGCGTATCACCAACTGAAAGGCGATAAGTTATCTCAGTTCCATTATTGGACAGCCAAAGACTACCGAAAATATCTTGAGAAATGACCGAAGAATCAATCGTTATAATACTTCCGATACCCAATAAAGTTTTACAGCCTAACTGTACGCTTGCAAGTTTTGGCGGCAGAATGATGAAAGCGTCCGCTATAAAGCGATACCGTCGGTTGGCTGCCGAGGCAGTCGAAGCCGAGAACGTCTCAAGCGCTCCGTGGCGAGTGGTTGGAGTTCAAGCCGAGTTCCATTATAAAATCAAGCGCAAGCGCGACGAAGACAACGCCGTAGGGGCCTTAAAATCGGCATACGATGGAATTGTCGATTCAGGATTGGTGTCAAACGACGATTACGAACACATGCACAGAGAAATTCCGAAATTTATTATTGACAAAACAGAACCGTGCGTCATACTGACTATTACACGAATCGAATAGGAGAGTGATATTATGAATAAGGTATCGATGTGGTGTGTCGTTGGTCTTACGTTTGCGTTTTGGGCATTCGTCGCTCCAATGCTTGTGTATCGGACCTCTCGTGATCTGTATAACATTGAGGCTAGGAATGAAAGTGTTGTTGGAAGTTTATATGTGCGAATTGGTGATACGAGGCTGTTTATTGTAGAATGCAAGCGTACTAATTCCGACGGAACAGCTACAAGATACTACATCAATTGCCCGTACTGCAATGGACAATGAAACATGCCAAAATTAGTAGACCCAAAGGTCAAGAAGTCAATTAGAAAATTAGTTGACAAGGGCGTTACGTACCGTGAGATTGCTCGTCGATTCAGGATTCCACATAGTTCAGTTGGCAATATCGCTAGGATTGACGATTTCCTAATGGAACTGACGCCACAAAAATTCCAGGAAATACAAACGCTTTTACGTGCTGGATATCCAGTAGGTGCTATTGAAATTCGCACGAAAGTTCCGAGAAACATTATCTATCTAATTACGAAAAGCAAGGTGGGATACGGAAAGCTCGGGCCAGGAATGATCGCAAGGCAATGTGCGAAGTGCGGCTCAGTTATTATTCCTCCCAGCAGGCATAGTTACGAACCCTGTATTCGCACGACTCCAGGAGACATCACGCGTTCGCAAGCTGAGGAATTATATCGTATAGCGGAAGACGTGGTTTCATTAAACGCGCAGGGAGTCATTGCGAATCAACTCTTCTTCGCGTTAGCCATAGAAGCAGTTAAGATTCTTGGAACAATCGGAGCGACTCAAAATGCAGAAACGCCTTAAGCCGAGAGCACTTGTCAGCGCATCACTCGATAAGAAACGAAAATCATGGATGGATTTGCTTTCTTCAAACGATAGATCATATATAGTGGAAGTAATTTCAGAAATGAGACTGTCGTCAAACGTACAGCCATACGTCATCGCTCGGTTGCTCAAAAAAGAACTTAACTTGCCAGTGAGCCTTTTGACAATTTCACGTACATTGAAAGACATGACATGAAGAAGTTAAGCGCAAAAGACATCGTTGGACGATCGTTTTCGGTGGAGACAGACGTTAAGCTGGCTAAGGCTTCAGCAGGTACAGCCGCGCTTAAGAAGTCGCACCAGCAGGCCGTTAAGGCTTTGATCGACGCAGAAAAACGAACCGACGCGCTGCTGGGAATGGGCAGGCCATCGGAACGTCGTCTATTTTCTCAATCTGCAAGAAGCAAGTCCGACGGAGTTGCGGTAATTGTTCCCGCAACTGATTGGCATGTTGAAGAAAGAGTCTATTCCGAAGCGACGAATGGCAAAAATAGCTTCGACATCAAGGAGGCTGAAACACGCATTCGTCGATTTTACAGCAAGATACTCGAATTGATCGACTGGCAGAATCACCTTGCAGATGTTGTCGAGATTTGGCATCCGCTTCTGGGCGACCTGATGACTGGGTACATCCACGAAGAATTGATGGAATCGAATTCGCTCAGTCCCACGGAAGCATGTGTTTTTCTTCAGGACATGATTTGTTCCGGAATTGATTTGCTGCTGGCAAAAACACGCTTGCCGATTTTTATTCCGACATGCGTTGGAAACCACGGAAGGACAACCGCGAAAAAGCACATCAAGACAAGCCATAAAAATAGCTATGAATGGCTTTTATACATGACTCTCGCAAAGAGGTATGAGAAGGATCGGCGCGTCCACTGGAACGTTGGGCAGGGATATCATAATATACAAACGATTCTTGGTAGAAAGGTTAGGTTCCATCATGGAGACGGTCTGCGATATAACGGAGGGGTCGGAGGAATCACCATACCAGTCAATAAGAGCATTGCGCAATGGGATAAGGCGTCTCCCGTTGATGTTGACATCTTTGGCCACTACCACACTTTTTTGTGGGGATACAATAAGTGGGTTTCGTGTGGAACCCTCATGGGGTACAACGAATTTTCCGTTGAAATTAAATCAGATTTCCAGCATCCAACCCAAACGTTCATTGTAATGGACAGATTGTATGGAATAACCGATGCTTTCCCAATTTTCTTAACAAAACCAAAGAGGACACAGTAGCAATGTCGCAGATACAACAAAAACGAAAACCGAAAATTTCTCCGAAGGATAGCTTTCTCACTGACGCATCCATTAATGCAATTATCTCTGAAATTCGATTAACCCCAGTAAACTCGTGTAATAGAATGCACCAACTGGAATACGCAGTAACGAAAATAATTCTCGATTCCACGAAACCGGCAGATGGATGGTGCGACTGTTCCAAGCGAGATGCGTTGACCGTCTCTAAGAATGTCACAAAAAAACTTCGTAGTATTCTTTCCTGATTTTCTTAATAAAACCCAAGGGGACGCAGTGATGCACGTAAACGAAGATTGTGAAGTGGGGTACATCAAAGATTCTGGTTCGCGCTCTGAATTTGCATCTGGTGCCGTACGCGATTGCCAGAAAGGAAAGGGACGCATGGACCTTCTTCAGATTCGTTCCATGATGGCAGTGGCCGACATCATGGAGGCTGGAGCGGAGAAATACAATGCCCGAAACTGGGAAAAAGGAATTCCGCTATCTCGCTTTCTTGATAGTGGATTGCGTCACTTATTCAAGCATGTCCTAGGGCACACAGACGAACCGCATCTGAAGCAGGCTTGCTGGAATTTCTTGTGCATGTTAGACACAGAGCTTCGCATTACAGAAGGTGTTCTTCCGCTATCTCTGAACGATCTTCCGGGATGCGAGCTTTCCCCTAGTATTCGGGATAATATTTTTCTTCCAACTGAGCAGCAAATGAAATGCGCGGAATGCTCAGAGCCGGACTGCCTTCAACGCGGAACAGGTAATTGCCTATAAAGACAGGGGCAAGTAATTAAAAATGAACACACATACTGCAATATCAAATCGACGAACTATTTCACAACGAAACGACTTGATACAATCTGTCCATGTCAATGACATTAACCCAGACACGCGTGAAATTTTTCTCCATAGCGATGTGTCTAACTCAGATGATGGAATTGACTACAAATGTGCCAGTAGGTTCATAAAGAATCTCGCGATACTGAATAGCATGAATCATAAGCCAATCATAATCCACCAATGTACCTGTGGTGGCGATTGGAATTACGGCATCGCCATCTATGACGCAATTGCATTCAGCGATTCATATACTGTCCTGCTGGCTCATGCACACGCTAGGTCAATGTCTAGTATCATTCCGCAAGCGGCAAATCGACGAATCATTATGCCAAATGCTGATTTTATGATTCATTTTGGCACCAATTCCTTTGACGGAGACGGACGTAGTTTTGAAGCGGAAGGGAAATGGTCAGAATTTCTGAACACCAGAATGATTGACATCTATTCCCAGAAGTGCTCTCGTGGCCCCCTTTTTCGGCGCAGAAAATATTCGCGCGAGAAAGTAAGGCAGTATTTGCGAGAGCAGATGAATTCAAGGCGCGAATGGTATATGACTTCCGAAGAATCAGTTGATATGGGATTTATGGATGGCGTATTTGGACATCCTGGATTCACAACCCTAACGCAGAGGAAATAATGCCGTACATAAAGCAATCACAACGGGTGCGCCTGGACGACGCAATACACAATGTAGCCAATTTCCTCATTGCCGAATCTGGTACTCCGAAAGGAAGGAAGGGATGCGTAAATTACGCTATCACGCGCATTGTTTTGCGCGCGATGAATCCAAGCACGCAGACGTGGCAGCGCTCGACGTGGACTTATACTGCAATATCTGATGCCGTATCAGTACTGCGCGATGCCGCAACCGAAATGGAACGTCGCCTCATGGCGAAACGTGAAGACCAAGCAATCATCGATAACGGAGATATACCAGAGTATGAATAATCTCAAGAACACGCGCTGCTATCTGGCTGGCGCAATTGAAAACGATATCAATCTTGGACGCGGATGGAGAGATCAAATCAAGGATGATCTAAGCGAATATGGGATACAATGGATGGACCCATCGCGTAAACCAATTGCGTTCGGTTCAGAAACTCCAGAAACGGCGGCCGCGCTAAAGGCCCTGCGATCGGATCATAAGGCCGTGAAAGTTACTGAAGCTATGTCGCATATTAGGGCAATTGATCTGCGCATGGTTACTATCAGCGATTGGTTGATAGCGAAGGTAAATCCGAATGTCCCTACGTTCGGGACTCACGAAGAACTAGCGCTTACGGTATCGCAACATAAGCCAATATTCGTTCTAATTGAGGGAGGCATCGACGCTGCTCCGTTGTGGTGGTTTGATATGCTTCCGGAAGGATCGATGTTCTATAGTCTCGATGATATGTACGCTCGAATCTGGCAAGCAAATTCAGGCCAAAAGAAACTAGTCACTGAGTTGAGCAATTATAAGTGGATGTTTTTTGATTGGATGGGCGACAACGGGAAATAGAAAACGATCCATCTTGAAGGCAATCTCTTGGGAAAGTACTTCAAGCTTCATCTGCCTTCTTGGTGCCTATGCAATGTTTGGACATTTCGGAGAATGCCTTATTTTTACTGCGATCTGCATTGTCGTAAAGATCGCTTTATTCTGTTGCCACGAACATATCGGGTGAGACTGAAATGTTATTGGCGTCCATCGCATTTATGGCGGGATTTCTTCTCGATATACTTTGGGTGCGATGTATTGCAAGCGTGCAAAAACGCGAAGCATTTAATGCGGCGAATATCGGAGTCATGTTGTATGCCTGCTCTGTACTGTCTACTGTATTGATCGTAGAGCAATGCTTCGTGGCGTGTGCAGCTTACGCCGTTGGTGGATGGATTGGCACCTACTGCGGAGTTAAGCAGTGAAGTATAGCAAGAAAATCACAGTCAACCAAGAATGTATTCCCGATCTGCCTGGACAAATGCTACTTTGGGAAGAACCAAGCAAAGATGGCACTGCCAATGCTCGTAATGGTTCCGAGAGCAATCCACAGCGTCTTGACGCCACGACGGACGCTATCCCTGGACTGCTTGAGACTTGACACATCTTTCTTGATTCCAGGCGCTGCATCGCTTTCCGGCCTCGACCCATTGATCTGAAGGTCAAGCCATCCTACTTGCTCTCGGCAGTGTTCACAATGCGTCTGGAGCGTCACCAGTGCGGTCTTGACCTCCAAGTGGTATGCCTGGACCTCTTCTCGCAACTGTGCAACAGCACCCGTTGCAGACACTCTGGAGGGTTTTACTTCTCTTGGGGCCATGATAGATATCCATTGGTAGTTATTTTACGACGTAAAAAAACCCGCTGGAAGCGTTTAGCCGCCAGCGGGTCATAAATAGACGATCCTAAAACTACGACAGTGGAGTGCGCTGCGTTACGACCTGAGCAGTCGTGTTCGCCAATGCAGCAGTACCGTCTAGTTTCTGCTTCAGCGCAGCTTGCTCTTGCTTATGCGCTTCCATCTTGATCTGCAATTCACGAATCTTGTCGCCAACATTGTCGGTCAGCTTATCGGCGGCAGCAGTGATGTTACCAAGAACCGGGACACCAGCGGTCGCCGTGGCAACATAGTCCATAGCTCGCGCAATATGTGTAGGCGTACCGGCCTTGCGATGCTGGCTAATTGCAATCCAGAGAACAACGGCAGCGATTGCTACGAAAAACAGCGCGCGAGCCAGAGGGCTTTCTGTAAGCGCGTCAACCTTTTCCTTTACCGCCTCTTTGCGATCTTCAATGCGGTCCTTAATACGCTCGCCCAAGGATTCCTTTGGCGTCTCGATCGGTTTAACATCAACTGGAACGCTCGGAACCTGGATAGACGGAGTAGCGACACGGCTTTTCTCCAATTGCAAAAGTTCGCCCAGCATAGCTCCATTACGATTGGTGGCGTCCAGTAGCGCACCAATTCCAGCAGCGGTATTAGCTTCCCTGGCAGCTTGGTCATTCCTATACGGAAGGACGTAATTCGGTTCCTGCGGAACAGCCGACGGATTGCGTTGCTGCGTCTGGGTTACAACAGGAACCAACTTCAGATCAATCGCATTGATCTCCTGAATAGTCAACGTGGTAAACGCAATCGTGCAAACAACACACAAAACTTCATACTTCATGGCATTCTCCTGAAAAAGTTTAGTTACTAGGATCAACGTAAGTTCGCATTGCTTCATTCATAGCAATGCCAAGCCTTCCTGCCTGAACGCAGATAGTTCGATTATTTTGGTCGTCAGAACCCCAAAGGATACCGGCAACCCTTCCATTGCGATCATATACCGGACCGCCAGAGTCTCCCTGCCGCGCCTGTCCCGTGATTGCCATCCAATCGTCGGAGCCATCAATCTCCTCACTGCTGCGCTTGAATCCGAGGAACCGGCCACGATTGACCGAAAAGATTTCCTCTCCGCCAAATCCGCAAGAACGAAGTTCATCGCCCCGCTGAAACTGCGCCTCTTCGTTTGTAACAAGTCGAGAGGGTTCAATTCCGTCCGTGCTTCCTTCAAGTTGCAAAACAGCACAATCCCACGGCGAAGTCACCAGCACACGTGCTCGTAATACTGCGCCAGTAGTGACTCGGACGGTAATTTCCTCTGCGCCGGCAACAACGTGACGGGCAGTCAACACTACAATTCTACCACCCCAACTCACTAAAACCCCAGAACCCTTCGCACCGGAGTTTTCTGGCAGTCGAACGTTAATCCGAACAGCAGACGAATACTCTCCGATAGGCCGAGTTGGATTATCTCGAACTTTCGGAGGATTGTCCCGTGGCTGCTGCGTTCCGTTCCTTGGGCGATGGTATTGACCCTGCTCCGGCTTCGGACGACCACTAGATGGGCACCCTCCTGGACCGCACTGTGCGAAAGCCACAGAGGCCGAAAGGCTCAAGGCAATCGCAATTGCAAACCAGCGTTTCCAATCATACATACTTTTCTCTCCTGTGAAGTTAGACCAATATGAAAAGCGGCTTAAGCCGGTTACTTTCAAATAAATGATGTGGTTCCGTGCGGCTATCAGCGCGAGAGGGATATGGATCAAAGCCATTCGTACGCATTGCCCGGGAATATGCCTCCGAACATACAGGGGGCCACTTCGATTCATCGGAGTCGGCATTTGATACGTTAGGATACAGCAGTCCACCTGTTAAGGTATTTGCGAAAGCCAGCAAAAGCAGCCGAACCAATCCATATTTCTTTTCGGTGATTCCAACCATAGACTGTGCCGCTTTTTTACGATTGAATCCCACCGGAACCAGTGCTCGTGATACGATGATCTTTCCTGGCCAACGCTTGACATATTCAGATAGCAATACCATCCTGTCCGATGCCGCTTGCATTTGAACGCACACTAGGTGGTCCCCCCACCATGCAGCCATGGCCGAATGAACAATGCGGTCCCTGTTGGTTAGTGCAATCAACAGCGAAAGATAGCTAAGAGGATTGTACCAAATGAAACATGGTCGAAAGCTGAGTAGATCGCCTGACCTGATTTTTAGTCGTGCATCGCTATACAACGCGATCGGCAATGTTTTTTGCTTGACCATAGTCATAATTGTATCAAATTACGTTGTGATTGTCAACTAATACCTATTGAAACGCTCTCGAATACGCTGAATTTCATCGCCGCTTGGTTGTTTTTTGCGATTTTCACGATTGAAATCCTTCAATCCTCGTATTAAGTCGTCTGAAGAATAGTCCAATTTCTTTGCGTGTGCCACTATTTCCGATACCTCCTGACGCCTATCGTACCGTTCGCCTTTTTCGTTTTTGCCAAACAACTTAAGTGGTCCACCAATGGCAGTAGCGAATTTCTCTGGAGTAGCACCTTCGTATGTTTGCGCTCCAGCACCCAAGAGAGCAAGTAGGGCCATGGCTGTTTTTTGAGGAACACTTCCTTTGTCTCGCATTATTTCATAAATATCACGGAAGGATAGCGGAAGTAAATTCCTATCAATCACGGATGATTCTTTTGAACGAGGACCAGAAAGCGGATTTTCTCCAGTTGTCATAAACTGCTTGGCACCCTCAAACATTGGAGACGATAGGGTTGTCTTTTCGCCAACTGGATTTTCTCCAGCAAGGAAATCAGCAACACTTCCAACGACTGGAGAAAGTTTACTGCGCAGGAAAGAATATGTCACACTAGGAACAGTTGCCTTTCCGTACTTCACTTCTCCACAAACTTGAGTGTATTGATTTCGCAGCGGCTCGATGTCTCCGAGATTACTCTTATTTTCACCACGGAACACTCGATTAAGCAGCACTGTAGCCTGACCGAGACCTCCAAGTAAATCGATATACGTGTTCCCAATGCGAATCTTTCCGAAAGCAGACGATCGCATATCGAATTCAAATGTAGCCTTTTCGTTTTCCGATGTGAAATTATTGGCAATGGCAATTGTTCCGATCATTGTTCCTAGACCCATGAGCGAACGAGCATATTCCGATGCGATCAATAGGCGCGTTCTGGCCGTTCCCTGCCATACCGGCTGTCCAAGGATATACTCAAAGCGAGATATTGCGAATCTAGGAGCAAAGAATACAGTAGACATTGCCTGCGATGCAGCGGAATAGCCACCCATATAGCCACGACCAGTGGCCACATTGACGTAATTGGCAATGGCCGTTCCCTCTGCGTCCGTAACTTTCCCTCCCCATCCCAAAGTAGCGACCATCGAGTCGCAAACCTTGGATCGCATGGAATTAAGAAAGCCCATGTAGGCTCTCTCGGAACCGGCAACTCCAGGAATTTTCCTAGCCCACGTCCCCATAAACTGCTCCTCTTGAGCAGTTAATGCGGCATCAGTGGAAGAAATAGATAGCTTCCATTTTTGGTAGTTCTTGTAATTTGGACTACTCTTGATTTTCTCCATGATTTCAAACTCACCTCGTTCCGAATAGAACGCCCGTATCATTGGCACGAAACTTTCGACGGCTAACTTTGGGTGCGCAACAGCAAGCAGCCCACCTTGCCGTAAAACAGCAGACAAGTCCATACTGGTTAGGATAGCGCGAGAAGCGTTTAGCGTTTCGCCAACAAGAGAGACGCCTTTCAAGACAATATTTCTACGCGCTTTATTATAGGCGTCTTCAATCTTCTTTAGTTTCATTTTCTCGCTGAATATTTCAAACTTAACTCTCATGTCCTCTTCATCAAGCTCACGTTTGGTTATTTGTCGTTTCGAGAAATCTTCATTGGCAACCTTTTGCTTCCAGTTGGCTAATTGACGCTGAAGTCCTGCTTTGAAGTTGAGGGTTGCACGCTCCTCTTTTGACATCTTAGGATTGGCCTCCTCGCGCAAGATATCCCGCTGGCTTCTTAGATCGTCCAGATGCGCCCTCTTGGAGTCCAAGGATGGGTCAGAAATCGGCGCTGGCCGTCCCTTGGATGCAATGTCGCCGGAAGCGAGATCGCGCTCCAGTTGAGCAATCGAGCGATCCAGAGCCTTGCCAGCAGATGCGACTCGCTGTTCTCGTGTTGCTGCTTTTCTCGGAAAAATCTCAGAATGAATCTTGGTTAATTCCGCTTTCTCGGATCGAAGTGATTCTAGCTCGGCGTCCGGAACAAGAACGCTTTCTCCCTTAACGATCTTTTCGCGCGTTTCGATTTCTTTCTTAAGATCAGCAATGCGATTTCGGGCAGCAGTCTTTGCGGTTTCTAAAGCCGTTCTCAATTGCGTTTCAGGATCAGTCTGCACATAATGGCCAGCCTTTTTCGCTTCGTTCACCATCTTGACTAATTCGCGCTGAGCATCGGACATTCGACCGCGCATTAAACCAGTAGCTTCTGGCGCAAGTCCCAGTTTCTGCATTCCCTCCAATTTCAATACGGAAAGCAATTGTGCGTTTATGTCACGAATCGCAACGGCAGCGGGATCAGTAGACGGTAGAATTCGCGTTCCATACTTAGACATTGCAATCATCGTCTGGCGACGTGTAATCTCCGGAAGAATTTCCTTCATTCCTTCGTGGACAGCATCGACAACTTTATCTCGATTGGTTTCTCCAGACTCGACAACTAGCTTTTGGATTCGCCGTGCTTCCTTCTGTATCGCAGCGGGATCATCTAGCGCAATATCGCGTATCGGAATCAATCCTTCCTTCTTGGCATTGTCCCAAGCTGTGCTAAGCGCATCTCTGTACGAATCAGAAATATCGCCAAACTTAATTTTGACAAGCGACATAAATTCCGAAAGACTGGCAGCACTAAGTTTAATCCCGGATCGCACCAACTTCGTGCCAGACACAACCAAGTCAACATTAAGGGCACCCGATTCTCCAGTAACGATATTCTCGCTATCGCCCATCTTGCTCTTAAAGTCTTCCCAAGCGGAATCAAATTCCTCCCTGGCCTTGAGTGTGGCGGCAACCTTCTTTTTAAATCCGCGCTTCTCTTTCCTAGGCTTCGACTCTTCAATAGACGCATCAACGCCTTTCTCAAGAGGCGTCCTTGATAATGCCTGTTCTCCCTCTGTAATCTTCTCAACTGCTTTGCGATTGAAATCAATCTGCTCCGGAGACAAAGGCTTTCCACCGTTTGCAACAGACTGCCGTAGAGTCACGGCAGCCAACGAAAAATCTGGCTCCAGGGAAACCCCACGCAACCGGAAGGCGCGTCCGGCCTCTGAACCTTGTATCGTAGTGGATTGCTCAACTTCTCGCAATTGACTTAGCGTCTCATTTGCCAAAACTTGTGCGCGCTCAATTGCAACTTTATCTCCAGATGCGATGACAGATGCAAGCTCCATGCCCTGCTGATTGAACGCCTTAGTTAAAGTGCCATAATGCAGTTGCATTGTGGCGACTTCCTGAGTATTTGGATTGCGTCCAGTCTGCAATAGGTCTTTAGCAAGACCCGGAGCGTACATCGGCTGCTCAAGCATTTTAGCATGAGCTTGCTCTAGCGATTGCTCCAGCGGAATGGCGATGCCTTTTTCTACGGGCAATTCACCGCGTTCCGATCGAAGCCTAGAAACGGTCGCGTTCTTTATGCTCGTAATTGTGGGTTCGCCAGTGACCGGCGCTACAGGCTCCGCAGGCCGTCCAGTGGATGGCTCGGCAATTGGAATAGGCAATCCATCCGAAGCGGCAGTCTCTAGTACTAAAGGCTCAGACCGATTGACTTGTACTGCTGACTCCAAAGACGCCTTGGCTTCGTCAACTTGCTCCTGAAGAATCTGCCGCTTATATTCTTCGGCCCAGACTTTTGGGCCTTCGCGTCGTTCAACAAGTCTGCTCCCAAATTCTCCTGGCTTAGTTGAAAGTCCCAAGTCGGACCATGCTTTGCGATTGGGAGTTTCGCCACCTTCGCCTAGAGCAATAATTTTCGAGCGAACTTCTGCGGAGACTTCAGGAGCAGGTGGCACTTCCGTGCGCTTTCCAATATCACCCAACCCATACTTTGGAATGCCTAAAACAAACGCTGTAGGAAGCATCTTAAAGAAAGATTGCGCAGTATCACTAACGACCCTACCAAAATCTGGATCACGCCTACCGGCCCAAGCAGCCAATTCTTCAGTAAGAGCAGCGCCACCTGATGATGCGCCAACTAACGCAGAAACCTCAGTAGAACCAATGGCATACTTGGACGCTAAATCGGCTATGCGGTTTGAAAATAGTTTTCGCTCACTGGCTTTACCTAGAAGTCCAGAAGTTATCTTGGAAAACAAAACAGTTTCTAGCGCTCCAGCGATTGCTCCCGATGCAGTAGCAGTAGCATCGCTTAGCCCTCTATCAATTGCTGCGTCGTGAACCTTTGCTGCCGTGCCGATGCTGAAATCGCTAATGGTAGCAGCGGTAGTTCCAGCCGTTCCGAGTAATTTCGTTCCAGACGCAATATGTGCTATGGCAGGCACAAGGCCAACAATATTGAGGGCAATTCCCTTGGGATTTAGGAGTCCATACTCTTCCACTTTCCCGCCAGTTGATCTAGCCTCAGACATTGCATCAATGAAATCCCTGTCAGCCTTTGGGCGCACTGCCTCCGAGATATTCCTTAGTGGAGCAGCAACTCCAGCAAGTAGAGCGTTCTTGGCTTTGTGCGCGAATGTTTCAGTCGCCCCAATATCCTGTTCTGAAGCCAGTATTCTGGTGGCCTCGACCGCCTTCCGTCGCTGCTCCGCAGTAAGGCCAGATATTGCAATGGGATAATTTTGTTCCACTTGCTGCTGAGCAACACGAGCGATTGGAGCCAGTTCATTGAATTTCGTTTCAAGTACAGGAGTCCAGTCATTCCCAGTCTGTTCTTTATATTTATTAGCAACATCCTCCATGTCATACCCAACGCTAATTGTCTCACCCTGCGGACCATAGCCTTGCGTGAATCCACGCCTAGCGCTTGCTGCCAACTTAATGAGCGTTGATTCGTCATAATCATTTCCTACAGCAGGCCGGTATTCTACGACATCGCTTCCGTCTGGAGGAGGCGGAATAATTGCCGTACGAGAACGCTTGTCTGAAACAATAATATCGCTTCCGTCTGGAGGAGGAGGAATAGAGCCATCGCCAGCATCGACAATGACTGCGCTGCCATCTGGAGGCAATGGAATCTCTTCATTTTCGTATGGCATATTACTTCACCTTAACCCATTGCTTGCCGTCCCATCCGTAGTCGCCAGATGCGCTCATTGCTAGAAACTTTCCATCAGGTTCCACTGTATTCCCACCAGAAGATTTGCTGACATTCGCTCTATCTGGAAAAGCCTTTCGCATCCGTGATTCGATTTCGGAATCGTCCAGAGATCGAAACTTTTTCTTTTTAGTAGCTGGATCAATTTCACTAGATTCAACTTCCATATCGACAAGCTTCTGACGATACGCATCTTTCTTGGCTTCTCGGGCGGCTTCAATTCGTTCGTTCCTTGCGAATTCTCTATCTTCTCTTGCGTCCTGCCTAGCAATGGCATGTTCGTCGATACGCTGCTTTGCTTGTGCAAACTGACCCTGAATAGTCTTCGCCGCAGGCGTCAAGACTGATGGGTCTCCGTTGGACTTTCTCGTCATAATATCGCTTGTAACTGGGTGTTCCCACACGTCACCGATTCCCTGTCCAGAAGGAAACGAAGACAATTTCGGAAGCTCCACTGGAGTAATTCCCAAGCCCCTCAGATCGAGTTCACGGAGCATCCGCCGTCTTTCATCCTCCGATAGCGAAATATCCGATCGAACATATTGCTTGGCTTTTTCATTCTGGGAAATCTGAAATTTCTGCTCCTTCGTATAGCGCTTTTCAAAATTAGAAGCGTCATAAGCTGCTTTCGCTTTTATGGCTTCGATTTCCGCAATACTGCGTTCATCTATAGTATTGTGGTATTTGCGCCAAGTCTCCAGCGGAGATTCTCCAGTAGCGCTGGAGCCGATACCTCCGCCCGTCACATTAGTGACTCCAGCTTGCCGCCAGTTTGCGTCTGGGCCTCCGGCAGCAATTGGATCGCCGGAGTCAACCTGGGAATTCATATCTTCGTTATCGTAATACGCCATCGTGTATTCTCCTAAACAGTCAATCCGCTGAGAGCATCCGCCAACGCGCCAGTTCCGTAGGCACCAGTATTCGATGTCGCCGATGTCATCAAATTAGTAATCGCAGTCTTATCTGGAGCATATTCAGAATCTAATTTTTTATTAGCAATAATACCCAATTTCGTTTGCTGCATAGTATCAGCCAACCTATTAAGCGAATTGCTTGCCTCTCGCTGATTGCCTTGCGCAAGAGTTGCCCCAATCGTAGTGTTGCCCATTCCAAGCTTAGATAAATTTTGCATTGCAGAAGACTGCTTATTTCCATAGCTCGTGCGAATATCTGCTGCCTGCTGGTCTGTAGTCTGATCGGCGATACTAAGCATCTGCTGATATCGCTGCTCCCCCTCTGACTTAGCTTGCGCAAATGCCGTATTGTATGAGTCTACGAGCGACTGCAATCCAGTACTTACTTTAGCCGCAGCGGCTTTCTGCGACTCCACTTGTTCCTGGTAGTTTTTCTGACCAATATTGAATTGCCGTTGCGTTTCGTTTAGAGAGGCCTGCTGCGACTTGGATTGCAGTTCAGCAGCAGTAGGAATTCTACTGACTCCCGATCCGTATACGAACGAATCAGAAAAGGCATTACGGAGTCCATTAGAAGTGTAATTCGCCTGCACTGGTTCCGAAAAAAGATTAGCTGACATAAGCCCATACCCTTTGCTAAACTTGACAAACTCCGCATCCGTCTAACATGCCACCTGAAATGCGATATATTCTCCACGTCCTGCCGACGTTATCTACATTGTCGCTCCACGCACCCGTGGGAATTGGATTCGTTGGCGAAGAACCGACTTGAATGCCGCATTCCCAATTTTCGCCCACAACCCCAACGTTGTGCCATTCCGTTCCATCTTTTTCGTCGCTGGAATCAACTTCAAAAACAAGCGACCAGCTATGCGTTCTTGCACCGCCAGGATCAGTAACGGCATAATCCATAACAGCGGTTCCGCCAGATACTGGATAATGCACGGACCCAGCAACTACGCCCTCATAATTCACTAGCCCCTCAAGTGAACCGCTATCATCTACCACTACCCCAGAAGCGAGAATTTCAAGACCTGCTCCGTAGCTCCATACTTCGGCTGTTGGATCGCATTCCTTAATATCTGTTACGGAAACATTAGTTGGCTGAATTCCATTATAACGTGAATCATCGCTGACTGCTACTGAAAATTCCACTGCATATGCAGTAGAATGCCCTGCGCCTGGAGTATTATCCGCCACGCCAGTTAGGTGAAAAGATACACCATAACTCCAATTGTCGCTATTTAAGACAAGCTCGGACGCGTCCACGGTTCCAAGCGCAGTATTACTTGACGCCACGGCAATTGTTACATCATGCGACGGCTCAGCAAGCAGCACAACGTGAATCTCAATAACCGTGTACGCCGTCTCTCCCTCAGATTCTACTGGTGGATATGTAATTGCAGTGATTGGAGAAACAGCAATACCAGCCTCAACTGGAGCTTCGTAGGAGATCGTAATGTTAGCCGTATCTGATAATTCCGTGCCAAATGGAGTTGAAACTGCCGACAAAACTAGAGTTTTTGCATCATCTTCAGCGGTTATATCAAAGTAAAAACTTGGAGCCGATCCATAAAATCCAGAGGATGGTGAATATGCTGTCGTTACAGACGACAATAGAGTAGGTCCATCGCTGAGTCGCAAAAGAACCGATGCCCCGTCAATCGAAGCCGTCCATGTGACCGACCCAGTAGGTTCCATCGTTTCGTAACCTTGATCGGTTAGGCCAAGAGACACTGCGCTAGTTGGCTCTCCAACCACGATGGACGAATCTGCCGTTAATGCAATCTGGTACGATGGCGTATAGCCAGGAGGATACGGGCCCCACGGAGAAAATGGCCAAGTAGACAGCCATCCGGGAGGACCGTAAAACAGAACAGCTACAGCAGGTTTTGCGGTATACGCTCCGGACATCTTATGTCTCTGCCGTTAATATTCCATCGGTGAATGTCAATTTTCGAGTAACTGCTCCTCCGCTAGAATCTGACACATAGTACACCTTCGCACCAGAAAGCGGAGCTGGCCCGTCAATAAGGCGACCATTAGCTGAAGCTATTGGAATTTTCCCGCTAGTAAGCCGCGCTCCGTCGTCTAGGATAATTCCCTTTCTAGCTGCTCCCGTTGCAATCGTAACGAAAAAGTCGTCAGTAAGATATTCCATCTGGCCAGCCACTGCCACCGTGGTCAACGCACCGCTAGTGAACTTAAGTGGAGCAGTTCCGGCAGTTTCGGAACCTGCTGGAAGATGAAGCCTGGCTGTTGGCGCAGCAACTAAAATACCAACTGCACCCGTGAGATTATTCCACTTCACGATTCCCTGTTGTTGATAAGCACCGCCATCTGCATACGACGAAAATTCACCATATCCATCTAGCGATCTAAGTCCGCACATTTTTGCATTGGCCGGAGCGCCAGTATCTCGCAATAAGATATCTGCGGCAGTGTCTCCGGAAATCATAACCTGCGCAAATCCGCTATTCAGCGTAGACGTTGCACTAACATGCAACGGATATGTTGGTGACATTTGGTTTATACCAATGCAACCAGTAATCAGATTCAGCGTCATTATACCTTCATGATAATAATTTTCTCCAGTGTCCAACATTGATGAGAAGTGACCTTTTCCACTTTGTGACCTTATCATTAGCCACTGTCCATTAGACGCTGCCCCCGAATGATTCAGAAATAAATCGGCAGCCGCTGCACCAGTCACAAGAAGTTGAGAATAACCACTATTAAGTGATCCATCTATCTCAACACACCTTGACAGTGCGACTCTCCCGACCCCAAGTTTGCTATTAGAGTACAGTGAACCCCCGCACTTCATGGCGATAGAATCAATGGCGTCGTTTCGCCAATTCGTGTCAACATAAATCGGATTAGTCCAGGCAAATGTTCCGTCTGAGTCTTTGGTTATCTTTACACGAATGTATACCTCATGTCCAATGACAGTGTATGATGCCGAAGTAGCTCCAGCGGACGACTGTAGAGAAGACGCAGCATTTCCAATGAATGCGATCGTAGAAGCGGAATCGGTAACTACAGTAATCACATTACCAACTACCGATACTGACGAAATCGTCGCCCCTGTGCTTGAGTAGAAGTTACCGTATTTCAGGCTGTCAACTATGTTTGTTTCCGTTAATGAATCAGCAAAGACATTAACCCACGCAAGATTAAACGATGACGTAATATCGTGGCAATCATCACCAGCCGTTAGATGAAAGCGCCTGCCACTGGACAGCAGTGAATCGATTCGATTCTCTGCATTTTGGTTGGGCGCTACCAATGCGTTATATACTTCGACTGCATGGTACTTCAACCATGTATACATCGTGTTAATAGCCAATGGCAGTGAGGCCCAATTGGGATGATTGATCTGCACAAATTCACCACCAGCTATTGCTGCATCGATTACGGTCTGAGCCAGCGCAGCGCCTGAACCAGTGATATTCATTGCTGATATTCGATTCATGTGGCACTGAGTAGGTTCCTGTTCAAGTCCTGCAATGAAAAGTATTCCACCAACTGCGGGATCAGCAGTAATAACATCGTGATCCGTTAGTGAAACAAAATCGTATCCCGCGTTCTTGTACGCAGTCACGACAACGGTTGGTGTGTCGGCACCGTCCGATCCAGTAGAGTGACAATGAAGCTGCCCCTTATAGACATTCAGACGATTCGTGTACGGAGATTGTAAAACGAGTTGTCTTCCTGGAACCTGAACTGAATTAGCATCCAGAATGTTGTCAGACTGTAATTGCTGCAATTCGCCAGATTCAATAACAAAGGGCCTTTTGATTGCCATAGCAACTCCTAAAGAAGAATCGGGCGCTTAATATTGATGACAAGCTCTGTCGTGCTGATCGCCATCCCGACCTCGACTACAAGCTCTCCAACTGCCGATGGAGCAGTCGATGTAATCATTCCAGCAGTGTCCTTACTGAGATAATACACCGTATTGAACGCCAAGCCGCCAGTAGTCCCAGCCACTGCGTCCCATTCTGCCGTAGACGCAGCGACGACGCCAGAAGTCTGTACTGTACCGACTCCAGTAGTTACTATCGAGGCCGTTACGAAACCAAGAACCTTGGCAGTTCCAGAAGCGTTCGCTTGCGCTTTTTTTACCGTATTGACGGCACTGCTGTAGACCGGCGATCCAATGATAATACCGCCAGCCTCGGCGCTAGTTTGCGATAGACCCTCAATTTCCGCAAATGGACCGCTGAGAGTGTCACCTGATTGCAGTTGTTCTATTTGACCACCAACAATAACAAGAGGTTTTCGTGTAGCCACTTAATTAAATCCTTATTGTAGTGCCTAGTTCGATATCTAAAATTAGCGTAGTCTTCGCTTCACCAACTGGGCACACATAGCTCCCACTGGCCGACGGTGCCGTATCGGTTATTTTTCCAGCTTCGGTGTCGCTTACGAAGTATGTCTTGCCTGGAGTTAATACTGAGGTTCCCGCGATGGCCGTCCAGTCGGGCGTAGTCAATTTTCCGTCAGCAGCATACTTCACCGAAAACGCTTCCGACTGCGATTCTAGCGCTATGCCAGCGACCTTATGCGTCGATGCGGCGTTAGCCTTCGCCAAGCCAATGTGACCGCCATTCTTAATATAGATTGCACTTCCCGGAATAACCGCATCATCTGTTTCCGCTGAGTAATTTGTTGAAATTGTTTCCTCAAGAAAATCTACGCGCTCATCAATTGCAAGAACTTCCGATTTCAGAATACTAACATTCGTTTGTACGGTTGCAATTCCCTCTGCCTGCGATGTAGATAGGCCGTGAATGCTCTGTATTGCCTTGCGTACTTCCTTTGGGCTATAGGTATTGGGAGCGCGAAGTCTTGCAGCCGTGACTCCAGTCGTACTATTCGGAAGGCTTACATATGCTGAATGAGCCTCTGGACTCAAAATCGAACATGCAGCCGTCAGAAGAGGAAGTGTAATTATTGTTGCATCTACGATTAGTCCAGGGAAAACAGACGGAGCAACCGCAAGTAATGGGCAATAAATTGTCCATCCTTCACCAACCATCGGAGTCAACGCACAAACCGCAACGCTTTCAATTGACAGCGCTGAAGAAGTGTCGTCGATAATCGTTGGGGCAAAGAGCATATTAGGTAGCCTGTGCTAAGCTTAGCAGCCCGGCCACATTAAGTGTAATAGTAAACGCCCCTCCGCCAAGCGCCCTGGGCAGAAGCCCGCCAGCGTCCGTATCTACACGAAGCATCGGAACGCCATTCCCTCCGTCATCACGATAAATTATCACAGCCTTAACTGTTTGCCCAGCCTCAAGATTCCCGAATGAAAATGTATTGCATCCGACCAGAACGCGATCATTAGCGTCATCTACGGCCACTGTCGGAGAAGCGGTAGTAACCCTTGCGTAGGATGCAACGGAAAGCTCTACGAATCCCGATTGATCCAGAATCGAGTTATCGTCTTTGCTTGGCGTATACGTTGACGTGCTACGCTCCAATAAGACCTTCCACGTCCCGGCGCCCCATGTTTTCGCTGTCGTCATTAGATCGACAAGGCCAGCTTGATAAACGATATTAGCCATTGAACTTTCCTTAAATTTCCAACGCCACCAGTGGCATTGTTAAGTCACTCGAAAACCACTTAAAATCATTTCCCGAGACTCCAGAATTATCGTAGACGTACAAATCGTCAACCGAAAGATTTCCGGTATTATGGGAACTAATGCGAATTCGATCGGTATATGCCGCCGCACCAAATTGCGTCTTGACTCCAGTTGAAGTAATTGCTGGAGTTCCATTTATCCTTAGCTCTATGGTTCCGGTCGAAGCGTTAGTCTTCACTTTGAATTCCAGAAACGCCCATACGCCCGCCGTAATACTCCCACTAGCCGATGCTTCATTATACGAAACATCTTCATTGATAATGTAAATAACGCTTCCGGCATTTCCAACTCGTATATTTCGAGTTCCTCCACCAGACAATTCGATGAATGTGTAACCAGTTTCGTGCAGGACGCTGAGATTGACATACATCCCGAAGATTATGGTATCTTCCGTAGATGCCGATCCGTATGCAAAGAAAACGTTATAGCCACCACTAAGAGTAACGGCATACCCGGTAACTCCAGTGGCAATTCGCATTGCTGATTCGTTTGAAATATCCGGATAGACGGTCGCTAGAATTCCCGTCGGCGTCAGCGCCTCGCCGACTCCGCTTCCGTAGTCGTCAAAATCATCAGACCAAAGTTCAGCCACTAAACAATTCTCCTCTTTCCACCAAGAAGCACGGTAGCCGTTGCCTGCTCAAACGCCCACCTTCTGCCTGGAGTTCCAGTCAACTTCATGGTAAACGCCTGCCCGCTACAATCAGTATACACAGAAGCGTTAAGGCCAGCAATGCTAGAACCAGAAAATTGAGCCGTGGCGCTAGACGCTCCCTCAAAGGTCAACGATGGACTCATCGACCACGTAACTGGTCCGCTGCCTTCGCCAAGAACAGCGTCCAAAGACAGCAATCTACCAATGCTGGAATCACTATTCAATGCAATTGGTCCGCAAACCGCATAAGACGTAAACGAAGTTCCGCAATCGTCTTCCGCAAGATCGTTATATCTACGCAAAACGCCATCCCGGCCACCTAGTATTACGCCAGACTCCTCAATGGCAGTTGCCTGTAGTGCGCAAGTTGCCATTGGTTCATGGCCGCTAGTCAATGTTAATGGCCAAAATGATTTGCGATTCCAGTCCATCCACCAGTGAATGCAAGCATTCGATGAAACTGGTGTTACAAAAATGTGAATTCCCTGCCCTTGCAAATCGTATTCCAGCGATATAGTAAGCATGTCTGGATTTAGATTTTGAAGTTCACGCGGCAATGTGTCCCTCGATAGTGACACTGGAAATGAATCGCCTCCAGCATCAAGCGCGTATAGGCCGTCCATGGAAAGAAACACAATCTCTCCACTGGGAATAATACACCATGCCTTGGGGCCTATGATTCCAATCGAATGACTGAGTGAATCTAGCTGTCCGCCCGATGCTGGATCGCCCCGGAGGCGCCATAGCGAGTTCCGGCACCCAATGATGAGATAATCATCGCTGTGAGGAGCCAACGCAGTAATGGCGTCTCCTGGAACGCCAGCAGCACTCGATGTACCGGCAACCGCAGCCTGTTCGTCTTCCTGGCTGAAATCCCAATCAGTTGGGTCTCCCTGCCGCGCCATGTACCACACATGTGGTGCGATTTCCGCACCGGCGACAACGATGCGATTCATATATCGGCAAATCAATGGGCAACCAGTAGGAAATTGACCAGTTGTTGCAGCAGCGATTGTTATGGTTCCCAATAATGGATCATAAACTTTCGGGGCTCTTTCAACGCGATAAGAGCAAGCGCCGGAGCCTGCGGTAGTAGCGAGCGTAATAGACCCAGCCGCCACAGACTGAATTGCGTATGTGCCAGCCACGGCAGTCCCCTGAACCGCAGATACCACGACCACCATGTCGTGTGGATCAACAGCAACTGTTGTCCAGTCTGCGTAGCTTGTAGCATCGAAGGTCGTTCCGGAAACAGTCCCATCAGTACCATGTGCAACTACATCGCCATAATCAGCGACATAAAGCTGCTGTCCTTCTTGCGCAGAGCATAACTGCACGGAATCATTCATTGTTAAACTCGATGAAACGGCAGCCAGTCTTCCATAAGTTGTTTCCTTGTAAATGGAGCCGCCACTTGAAGCGACAAGCACGGACCGAAGAGTATTAACCTCGCCTGTTGAATAATATTGCACACGAAATGTATTCGCTAAAGCGAGCCCGCCATCGACGGTACACTTTAGACCAAATCCAACGCGTGTTCCCGTTGTAGCCGTGATCGCGTGGGATGAAATCACTTCGGTTCCGGCAAAGTAGACAACAGTATTATCCCCAGTAATGGTAGCGGATAACCATCCGGGACGGATGGAACTTAGCGTTCCGGTTGCCGTATGTACTACGGTATTTGAATTAGATAGCGTAATCGAATACGCACCAGACGATCCTGTCATAGTCAACTCCACCATGTTTCCTGCCGTACCTATTGCAGGAGTGGTATTGTTGAGCCTGAAATACAATCTATATGAACCGTGAAAAGCTCCAGCCCATGGAACGACAAGCATTTCTACCGTATACGACTGAGCCGAGTCGATCGTCAGCACATCCAGGACCGCTTCGCCCTCAGAAGTAGTTGTATCGATTGATGCTGCCGGAATAGACGACAAGATTCCCGGCAATGCAGGAACGGTTGTCCATGGGGCTGCCGTCCACGCTGCCGCCATTGATAAGCCGCCAAACGTATCAGAATAACTGGTAAACTTATCTCCGGTCGCCAGGGTCATTTGCGTTAGCATTCGTACATTCGACCCAAGATCGTCGATATGTGATTGCATCAATCCAGGACGACTTCCGCCACGTTCTCGCCTACAAATCGTGTCGATTGGGCGCACATTAAGAACGTCCGTACTGGAATACGGAGCCTGCTGCCGATAAGCCGCTTTGCGATTTAGTCCAGCCAGCGGGAATGCAATTTCAAGCTGCTTTCTCTTCATAATCAGTTTCCCATTTGACTACGTGGAAACTTTCACATCACCAGTTTGGTATGTACCAGTACCGCCATTGCCCATTACATAAATCGCGTAACTAGCAAGAGTACCGTCAATGCGAACGCTATCCCCAGCGGCGAATAGTTGAACGCCCTCGCCAGCAACGGCGGCTTCGCCAATGCCTAGCGCAACTTGCGTTGCATTTGTATGTTGAATCGTAATATGCGCACGGTGTTCATCGGCTGCAACCAAAACTGTACTTGCGGCAGTAGCGGAGTAAGTACCCTTAGACATGAATGACCTTTCTATAAAAAGACACCAATGCGCTGGGAACCACGTCATCTTGATAACGCAAATCCCCAGCGCCGGTTTTTAATTACTAAACCTTAAGCGTGTCGTACAGAGGAATGTAGTATACGTCAGTCCCAATGACAATCCGCAACGCCTTTGCTGCTCCAACAGTCAAATTAGAAGGTTCTGCTTCTGGAACCAATTCGTTGGCTATAATACAACCAGAAGCGGCATTCAACTTCAGAAGGTTCGTTACGTGCGCAACGTCGGCTACTTCGATGGCGTTTGTCGCCAAGGCATCAGCACCAAGGTACAAGATAGCGTCAACAACGCTATCAGTGCAAGTAGCTTCAACCTGCGCAGCAATAACATGGCAAAGGCCAGTAACTGTTCCTGGGCCTTCCATAATTGCCAACACGCCCGTCACCCAACCCTGCCCAACATCCCCAAGAAGATTCGCCTTACCAGACAAACCAGTGATGTGTGCGTTGGCATTCTTCGTAGACATCCCAGAGGCCTCAACGGTAGTATGACCTTGGACGGCATAGGCGTCGAAGCAGTTGTAGCCAACCGAGCATCCAGACAGAACACCTTGAAGACGTGTGTTCGTTCCGGCAGCCGTATTGGCAACTTGCACATACGCAGCCAAGCAAGAAGTGTTTTCGGCAGTCTTGTTGACACCCGTGCTCATGCCTGCGTAGAAGGCGATACTATCATCTCCCTCGACTGTATCGACTACCTTCGTACCGGGTACGCCAACGCTCAAGGAAGGAAGAACAGACGACACTGGTGCAGTATCGACAAACAATCGGTCTAGTCCTTTTGCGGAGTCCACTATCAGGGCCTTACTGGCAGTGTTCGTTCCAGCAGTCGCCCCAAGAAGCGGAATAGTGAGCGCCCCAGTAGAAGCGAGAGTGGCTTGGCCGCTTACTGCCACTTCCTCATAGCTATCTCCGTCGGCAACCAGAATCGCACCGGAGCCATACGCAAGTGTTCCAATATCTGGCAAGTCTGCCGCTTCACTAGAACTTGTAAGCAACGGCACAAACAAGCACGAAGTTGTGCTACCTTCGTTGACATACAGAGAAGATTCAGCCGACCCATCAAGGTGGTGAAAGATACAGCCAGTTTCATACCCGGCAGTCGCATTCGTCGGAACCGTATCGCCGTGCGACCGCAGCAGGCAGTCAACGCCTTCGGGAGGAGACACACGCACTAATTTCGATACTCGTTTTTGCATCGTATTCTTTCTTAAAATGCGGCAGTTTTTAACTGCCAGTTTCTGCGCGAAACTGCGCATGGCACAAAACTAAACACAGCACTACCGAACTTCACGCTCACTCAGAGAATCATATAAATTCTTAAAGCCCTGCCCCATTAAGCTAATAACACCTGGATACTTCCTGCCGGATGCCTTCGATCCAGCAGATCGTCGTTCTTCTTTTGCCTTGGCCATAAAGTCGTCAACTCGCTTGCGTTCAGCAATGCGCAACGCCTCTTCTTCATCTGATGTTAATACTTTTTTGGCCATTACAGCACGATTCCTTTATATGTAATAGCAAATGGTCGCGTAACTGTGCAGCATCGAGAATCTTCGCACGAACATTCCGGCTTGCCCATCTGCCCGTAAAGCTGCGCTCCACGCTTGCGATCTCTGGCAATTGCATCAATCAATAATGCGTTAAACTGCTGAGCGTGTTGTCCGATTTCATCGTTAATGCGACTTTCAGCTACTGCAAGGCACGATTCCAAATATAGCTCAGAAAGTTGCATTCCGCCAAGCGGATATGGATAGCTCGTTGACAGCGCTCCATTATACGCTTCATATTCGTACAACAATGTCCAAGATGCGTCCGGCGTGGGCCAAAAGAGAATTTCTTGCTTTTGCCCAGCCGATCCGGTTGAGGTCTTATACCGAGTTGCCGCATACCGCGGGGCACCAGATGTCAAGTCTGAATTGACCCGCAAAGCAAGCAATTTTCCAACAGCGATTACCGAGATTGGATTACGGTATTCGCTAGCGGGATAATTCAATTCTCCAATAAGTCTTCCGAAGTCATCTGGCAAATCGTAGTCATATCCACCGGCAACCGAAATAGCTAATGTAGAAGTTGGCCGAAGCCACGACCATTCATACCCGACAGTCTGAGACGACATTGCAGGTGGATAATAGACGCGCCGAATTCCCGATTGAACGATTCCTGAAATCTCAGACAGTTGCGATGCGGTCCAAGCAACAGAGACGCCTCTCCCCATACCTAGATACCAGCCGACTTCACTTTTGAAGTCACTCCAAGCAAGACTCAGCGAAGATTCAGCCATTGTTCACGCCTCCAACGGCGCAAGCCCGACCGGATCAAGATAGGAAGAGAAACTATCGCCCGGTCGGGCTATTTGCGCTAATCAAATACTACGCAGGAGTTCCGCCAGCAGTACCAATTTGATACCAGTCACCCATCCATTGCAAAATGCAAGAATGGCCAGCAGTTGCGGAAGTCCAAGTAACAAGAGCAGTGGAACCGTCAACGCGAATACCATTGACAGTAATCACGATATTGCTGGTAGTTTGCGTTCCGTCGATAACGAAACCTTTCTTAACGCCCATCTTGGTCCCGTCGGCCACCGTAAACGTTGCGTCTGATGCAACTGTAGCAGTAGCGAAATGCGTGATGCCTCCGACCATACAAACCGTCGCGCCGCCAGCAGTGGCCGTCAAAACTTCAACGAGGCCGGACTGAACGCCCTCTTCCAGAGCCACCAAAGTCAATGCGGCAGTGGCGCTGGTGTCAAGCGTCTGAAGCGGAACAGCAGAGCCCTTACCCTCGAAACCCTCAGCCGTCCAGTAACCGGCGTAAGTTCCGCCAGCTTGACATGTAACTCGACCCACTCCAATCGCCAGAGACTTCATGGCAAGAACCGAGCATACGCTGCCAGGAATGTAAATACGCACGAACTTACCGGCAGAGGGAATCGTATGCGAAGATTCCAAAACACCAGCGAAATGCGGAGCGTTCAGAATTGTCGGCAACTCGACTCGGTTGTACCGGCGAGCGTCAACGTCTGCGGCCGTACCGTAGTCCCAGTTGTAACAAACGCCCTGCCCTTCGTACACAGAAACATCAGAAGAGCCGTTTCCCTCAAACCACACTGTTTCAAAATCTGCATTCGCCAATTTCATTGGCGCGTTAATCGACTTATTAGACATAGCAGTATCCTATTGTGAAAATTGTCAAAAGAAAAACTACACCTGAGCGAACACCATCTGTTTTCGCAGATTTGTACAAGCAACCTCAAGGGTACAGTCGAGGTCAACGCGGCGCACACGCGGCATATCAGCAACGGGAGTTGGCTTAGAGAGATTATTCTCCCATCCGCTCATTACTCCAACCGCCAGCCAGCGCCAGTCAAGCACATAAACAGGATTCGACGTGTCGGCATCGAGCTTAGGAACATAAGTAACGGAACTAGAATTGATAAGCGGCAACTTACCAATCAAGTCGTTTCCGAGATTCATGTTTTGAGTCTTCAGGAGCGCCTTCATTTTTTTGGCGGTCGTTTGGTTGGTATAAATGCCAGTCTTTGTGGAACCAAGTTCCGGCTGCGAATGGTCAACTACAGAGCGAAACTGAGTAGACATCATGCCGGTGTCGATCTTCAGAATCAAATCTTCGTCTGTTACATCCGCATAATCAGCAAACCAGTTACGCCAACGCTGCTGAGCCGAAGACAAAATGTGCGAACGACCAATGGCGGTATAGCCAGTCGGGTCCATACCGTAGAAGCCCTCCTGACCAGCAGTGCCCTTCGTGACATAGTAAGAAATGCCGTGAGGGGTCTTCGCGTCAGTTGCCGCAGGACAGCCCCACAATACTGTCTCCAGGTAATCGTAGAAATCAACTTGCATGGCCACATAGCGCGAGAAAACCAACTCCACAATAGCGTGACCGCCTTGCTGGAAATCCTGCTCTCCCTGGTCGTAGATGTAGCAAGCATTGACGTGGCGGGGCTCGACATAGCCCTTAATCATCGTGTCTGTGATCGCAGTACCGGCAGTCTCAAACAGACCAACTGCACGAGCGCTTCCGTTCGATGCGATCTGTGCATCAAAACGCCAATTCAATCCACCGTCAAACTTTTTTTGCTTATTCTTCCACATTTCACGAACGGCAACGTGATCTGTGATGTCAGTCTGCAAATCGACGAACGCATTTTTCTTGATGAAGTTTTCTTGGGTCTCCAAGACAGCATCATCAATATCTTGAAACGACAGACTCATAGCTTAGTCCTTTATTTTTTGAAATACTTTGCGTCCAATGCAGCAGCAATATCATCTACTGGGGTGGACGCCGCTTTACCCTTTTGCCCGCCAACACGATTGATGTGTTGCTTGGCTCGGCTTGCGAGTTCGCTCGCCAGCCGTTTCTCATGGGCCTTCTGGTAATCACCCTTCAATACAAGTTGCGCTGCCGCGTCGAATAATTCGTCGCGCGACGGGGGCTGCCTGCCGGAGGCTTTGTAACCGGCATTCAGGACTGCAACTTGATCGGCCAGCGCATCGCGTTTCTGCAATTGCGCGCTTCCTTGTTTCAGAGAGCGATAAGCCCCAGAACCAAGGGATTCAGTAAAATCGTCTCCCAACTTAGAGACACGTTCGTCAAACCACTTCTCTACATCGTTCGCAATTGATTCTTGCGTCGCGCGAACGGTTTGTTCTTGACTGGATCGCACTTCCTTGATGGCCGCATTCTGTTTGCGGATGATCTCCACCAAATTCTCGTACATTTTGACGACTTCGGGTTCATAAACATCTGGATCAAGTTTCTGAATAGAAGCCAGCGGATCATCTTCAACAACAGCGGCAACTTTTTCATGTGCCTTTTCGTTCGCATTTTCGTGCGCTGCTTCCATCTTATCGACGAGCTTTAGCAACGCCGACTCAATTGGAAACGCCCGCGCCTCAGCGAATGTCAATCCAGCACGAACGGCGCGCTCAATGGCATAATCGCTTACGGTGCCAACTGTCTCGATTACTGCCGGAACCTCAGCAATGACCTCGGAATCTGTACCTTCGGATTCCTCGGCAACATCTTCTTTTGGTTCGACTTCCGATGTAGCATCCGATTCAAGAACTTCAGTCTCTGAAGATTCTAGTTCTTTAGCTTCGGGAATACTGTCGTCGATTGCGGAATGCAATTCTGTAACAAATTCTGGATTCAGTGTCATGCTTTTCTCTCTCTTCACATGTAACTATCGTTGTCGTGAAGTCCACGCAACTTCAACGCTCTCTTCCGTTGCGCGGCGCTAGTATACACAGGCTTTCCGCGCGCAGTAACTTCGATCGGCTCTCCGTGCTTGTGGTAAAAGTCCCTTAGTTCCTGCGCCTGATGAGCAGGCACTCCACTCGCAAGGCATTCAATCGGATTCCACGCGACCGACCTGCGGGGCGTATGCTCAGCAGCGAAATCGCGGGTCGCTATGGAACCGTCTTCTCGTACAATTTTCTGAGGAGCCTGTCCCATTCCAAAGAAGTGTTCTTCGATACATCCGTATTCATCAGAATAACAGTAAACCGGCATGTCAGGCTCCAGGTATATTATACACTATGGACATAAACATTACAAACGGGATAAAACTACCCACAAATATGACTATTCGCTGGTATTTGTATCCGTTTTGCTTTCTTGGCTCAAAAGTTGCTGCGATAACGTTGCGTCGGCTCCTTGCGTTGACATTCCTGGCTTTCCCGTCCGAACGTACTCCCTACGCGTATTGGACGGCATACCAGACGTCGGCTGCGTGGAGCCTGGGCCTTCGGCCTTATCGACAAACCGAACCAAATCCGCAACCTCCGGGAAGTCGGCATAACGAGCAATCTGCTTGAAAATTTCCTGCACGTCAACCATGCCTCCAGCAGCCTGAATTTGTCCTTCAAGAGGCGTGATAAACGACTGCATAATCGACCCAAGTTTCTGCAATCTAGTTCCGGGAGAATTATCCTGCATTGAGTAGATGTCAATATCCAAATCATACAGATTGAGATCACCTTTTTTTGACGCATGGTTCCAGGCGACTGGAATAGTCATATCCGTCCCTGGAATTGTCCTCGACAAAACACGGCTCGTCATTGGATCATTCCATTCATAGAACGCAAGGGCGCGAAAGATTTCGCGCACCACCTTAATCGTGCGGTCCACCATGTCGCGCATCTGTGCGCCAGCGGCGTCTCCAAGCATCTTGTCTTGCCCAAGCGTTTCAGCCTGTGCGCTAAGACCGCCAAGGCTGTCAAGGTTGCCAGAAAAATAACTAGACAATTGCTTGCACTGAAGATATGTAGCAAGAGTTTTCGGATCAACACCGGCAGTAGTTAGAGTTATGGGAGAAGCGCCAGTATACCTAATTCCATCGCCGTCAATTGCGCCCTTGAAGCTATTCACACTTTCGTCGTCTCCGCCCTGAAATCCCATTACACTTTTTTGAGCCTCGGCCTGTTTTGCGATTTTACGGAACAACTTATTCTGCAATTCGTGCAAATCCCTCCACAACGCCACAGGAGCAAGTGGCATTAGATTTCCTGGCACATCAAGATAGCCAAGCTTAATGTATGGTCCAGCTTCCGGACCAGACCACTCAACGACATTGAGAATTTTTTTCGTCTTCACACCAACCGTCAATACTGCCCCTTCCTTCGGAAGCCAAATATCTCTCAACCAAATGCGATCGCGGTATTGATCTGCCGTTCCGCTGACGGAAATTTCCTCTGCTCGGCCCTGACCCTGAGAGTCAATTGTGGTAAACGAATCTGGCTTAAGTTCTTCTTTTTCTCCCTTCGCTAACCACGCAGATTGCTTGACATCCTCGAAGTCCATCCAATATTTGTTTCCTTCATAGGAAATTAGGTCTGGACTTTTTGCTGACATATCCCAAAAGTAATCGTCGCCAGTGACCAAATCAACAAATGGCTTTCCGTATTCCTGGCCAAGTGCAGAGCCAGTCCTACTCAACCCAATCTTTACGATTCCCATGTAGAATAGCGCCTCTTGCACCATCTTTCGCAGGGTCTCGGAGAGTCCGATTTCATCCGGAATTTGATTCAGTGCCAAGTCAAATTGCGCAGCGGTAGGCTTTAGTTCAGGACGTCTCGTAGTAACGAGAGCCCTAGGAGAAGTTGGCGAAAGAATACGTGTATAAATCTGCACAATCAAGGCAAGCATGGGAACGATATTGCGCTGGCCAAGTCCACCATCGGCATAATGATAGCCAGCATATTCTTTGATGCCACTAATTCTCTCTTTCTTTGGCATTTCAAGCGCTCGCTCCGACCAATCGATACTAGTCAGCAGTTTACTGAATTGAGCGGCATTCAATGGATTTTTCATAGTAATTTACTTTTCTACCAGCCATCACGGCCAGCGAGTTGCAGGGTTCGTTCTTTTTCTATCTGCCGCCATCTAAGGCATCCAACTGGAACAGATGGCGAAGAAATCACAGTCGAAGTTGGTCGTTCTTTACATAACTTCCACGCAAGTGCATCTGCCATTACGCGATCGCCATGGTTACTTTTCGCGCCTGATGGGTCGTCTTTATTGCTTGCTCTGGAATGTTCTATGCTTCCATCGGGAGCGAAGATATATTCAAGTGTTTCGTCCAGTGCCTCACGCGATCTATTGATGCAATCGCCCTTTTCTACTGCTGCACGATACTCACCAAGCAGTAGAGATTTAGTCGCTGGAGTTGTGGCAAAACCAGGAACATCTGATATCTTACCGGAAAGAGATTCATCGTTTTTTCGTAGGTAAATATTACCATATCCCAGTTCGATCAATCTCGATCCAAATTGTCTTCCTGGGCCACCACTTTCCCAGATCATATAAGACTTTCCGAACCACGTAGCAATAGCAAAGGCCTGCTTTGCAAGTTGCTCTGGTCGCATGTACGGATTAACGTATTCAAAGACCTTGGAGTTCAGATGGGAATCGTAGCCCTGCAAACATGAATTTGATGCACCCGTACCGGCAGACACGTCAACGCCCATTGATGTTTTATGTTCAATAGTTGGCTTTCCGCTTCCGTCTAGCAAGCACCACAGCCGAAGATGTCCTTTTTCGTTCTCCACGAATCGAATTGGATCGCCAGTCGTATCGTCGTACTCAAGTTCACCAATCAACATTGGCGGTCGAGCATATTTACGAATCGCTTCTTCGATCAGTGGAGCAGTAAAATACCGATACCCCGTTCCACCATAATCAATATCGAGTTCCTGCGCTATCTCTTGTGCAGACGCAGCACGAGCGCATTCGTTATCATACCAAGGCGACCGAATCTTGCCGTCCAGTATTGACAAGTATCCATCAGGATAGCCTGTGGGCTCGATTATTTTGAGATCGCCATTTTCGTCAGTTGTATAAAGACCTGCACGGTACGTCGGGTGAGACGACCAATGGAGTCGCAGTTTCTTAATGGCAGTCTGGCGCATCGAATAAAAGGCGGTAGTTACACCAGATGCAGTGGAATTGAAGATTCGGCATTTTGTTGCGTCACGCGTTGATTTTAGCACTTCCTTACCGCATTCAACCACACCAAATTCATCGAGTAATATGGCGCTTCTCCTATCACCGCGAGCCAAGTTCGGCGTCGTACTTTCTCCGTCAATGACGGAACCATTTTCTGGATTCTCGATGTGCATTCTTGAACGATGCAATCCGAAGGAGAAACCGTCCGGCAGCAACCACTTAGGTAGGTTACGCAATAGATAGTCGAGCTTCCAAAACAATGCCTTTGGATTGCCCGGCTTGTCAACATAATCTTCAACGCGAGACGAGAATAGGAACGATTGTCCTGGATGAAAAAGCCAACACCAAGCAGGAGCAGAAATACACATCCACGAAGCGCCCATGGTTCTGCTTTTTTCAATCAGTAAATCATGTTCTCCAATGGCACGTATCAAGTCTAGCGTTGCATCGTCTTGAAAGCCATGCAACATAAATGGTCTCTTCGGATGCGCCGAAAATTCTTTTGGGTTATACGTCCACCCGAATCCACTTAGAAAAAATAGTGGATCATTTCTACAAGCCTCCCGCATAGCAGACATAAATCCAGAATCATCCATAGCACGTTCCAGAACATTAGCGCGCCAATTCAAATTGGCCTCCAATGTCATTGGAATATGCTTACTAAGGACTGATTCTACTTTCATTATGGCTCGTTAGCCTCAGCCCTCATGCAGGCTTCTGAACAAAAGAACAGCGGAAGAATGTCTGGTGTAGAATGTCGATACACGACGTACACGCCCTCAGCCATGGCGCAAATAGCGCTCATTTCCGACTTGACATGGCTAGTCTTGAACTTTACCCCGCAGTGTTCGCAACCAGTTATAATTTGAAGCGTCAATTTCAGAGGCTTCTGCTTCTTGTTTGCAAATTGAGTTCTAGCCATTGTCTACTTTCAAAGATTCAAGCAAGGTGTGAATTTCCTCGATAGTTCTTCGACTTCCGCGTTTCATTTCATGATCGTCTTCCGGAGCTTCGGCCTTAAGTTCGCTTTGCGATACTTTAGCCATGAAATCCTTCGGATCAGTGGTCGCCTGGATATACAGAAACCAAGCTGAATCATTTGGACAAGTTTCAGGAATGAGTCCAAGACGCGCAAATTCGCCAGCCGATTCCAGCGCCCAACGAAGGTTCTCTCTGTAGGTCTGTTCGCGGCCTTCAGATTGAACCTTGACTTTCTGCTTAGGCTTCTCCACGTTGCGCTGAACAGGACCGCACCAACGCTGAATCGTCGCACGGCACTTCCCATACGCTCTAGTCAACTCAGAAACAGTTTCCCCAGCAGCGTATCGACGCTTCATTTCGTCAATCTGTGCTATCGTAAGCGGAGGGCTGGATTTGTAGTCTCTCGGAACTACGACTTTGGCTTCTTGAAACTCTTCTTTTTCGTTACTTTCTTCGGCAATTTCTTCCCAGTCGGAGTCTTCTTCTCGAATTCCGCGGCTACCTTCGGCTCGTGTATCCATAAGTAAGCTCGCTGCGCTTTCGATTGCATCGGCATTCAGTCACCTACAAAAAGGCTCAGATGCGAATGGATTTGAACCATTGACTTTCTCTCGTCAGAGACATCTACCAGACTGAGGTGCGAGTCCAAGTATATATTATACCAACACTAGACACAAAATGTTAATGCAGTAGCTGGTTTCCGGACGTTCTCACTTGTGGTTACGTGAACATCAAGGCCAGCTACTGCATTTTTGCGCCATCACAGCGCATGTACTTTTACTGAATCAGGGAATTCAAACCAGCAACGTCAATGTCCCTCTTGGCCTTGGCGTAGGGCTTCAGGGCCACTCCCGCCTTGCGCAACTTATTTGCGCGCTGCTGAACACTGGCGACCGTGCGATCAAGTTCCACTGCCAATTCGCCGTACGACTGACAGACAACGTACTTTCGCACGAAGTCCGTATCAGCAATACGCTGCTTCACAACCTTCGTTTCCGGCGTGCAATCAGTTTCGGTACTCATGTTCTCTTCCTTCCAAAAAAGTGACTTCAAAAAATCAAACATCAATATCACCATACCATGGTTATGGAAGTGTGTCAAGAACTTTCTGCGCAATTGTCGCCAGCGTCTTGTCGCATTCGAGAATCGCGTCGGCAATTAAGACCTGACCAACAAGACTAAAGTATAGTACAGGATCACATCCGGCGCCAATTGCATTGTTGGCTACGAAGTTTTTAGCTTCAAGTAGTTTCTCTTTCGTTATATTCATTGAATAGCCTCCTATTGTAAAACTTCGATTACATGCGTTACTTTTCCACCATTGACATACTTCTTTGCTTCGTCTTCAGAATCGAACATTGCCAATGGCCTATGAAAATCTTCTGCAAGCCAGTAGTCGCGACTTTCTTGCTTTACCCTCATTGTATCAAACGAAGTCACATACGGAAAGTAATCTGTGATTTCATTCCACAGATTGCCATTAGTTGAACCAAGCTGAAAAATTTCGATGGTTTTTCCAGAATCGAACGCATCTAAAATCTCCCTGATGTGGTCGGACATCCTCTTACGATCTTTATTAGCCATGTTATTTTCCTTTGCTTTATTGGTATCTTTTGCTTTCACTAAAAATCTATATCAATATTAACGTCATCTGGATGCGGAGGTTGGTGTGCTTCTAAGCGCGGATCAATCGGCTTAAGTCGCGCTGCCATCATCGCATTGACTTCTGGATCGCCGTAATCCTTCGTAGTTCGTCCACTAGAACCTGGCTGTAGCATTACCTCATAGTTTTCGGTGCCTTCATTGACTACTATTGCAGTGTTCTTTTCTTCATTAAAGAAATTGGCATTAAATGCTTTAGTGTACTCTTGCTCTGTCTGCTGGTCTCGATCGGCCACTGCGAAATTCATTCTGGCAATCATTTCTGAGTCTTGAAGTGTTTTTGGAATCTCAACATCGAATTCTTTGGTAGCATCTGTATGATTCTGGCATGCACTCAATTCAGTACCATCCACTTCTGGGTGGTCAGAAGGAAGATGTCCCTCTGCGTACGATCTGAACGTTTCGGCGTCATTAGGACTCAGCGGTCCAATGGATTGCTCCGGTGCGTCAGGACGCGATCCTAGCGAAGCGTTTTGGCGAAACTCAGATAGCTTCTTGTGAAAATCACTTCCTCTCGTTGGCCTCTTAGAAGGTTTTGCTAATTTCGCTAGTTCCAATTCAGCCCACGTTGTAGAACCTTCATGCACGTCGCGTAGTGCTGATTGATAACAGTTAATACAAAGTCCCCTTGAGTATTCTGTATTTCCACATCCTGCTAGGCACATTCCCATTTCATGTTCCTTTTTAGTAGTTTGTTCTTGACGTTTAATTCGTGGCCTTCCATGCCGATACTTATTACCCTCATCCAGATAGTAACTTGCAGGTTGAATTGCCGCAGACATAATCGTAGAACTATCGAAACTATCCCACGTTATTCCATCTCCAGTCGCAATTCGCTGTAAAACACGCCGGTAGCACTTGCGGCACAAGCCACGGGCCATCTGCTGCCGATCACACCCAATTGTCAAGCATTTCATTGTATGTCTCCTTTGAAGCTAAGCATACCAGAAAACTCTTTCTATGTCAAACTATTTTTTCTATTTTGGCTTTTTATTGCAAAACCGTCCACTGGGGTTCCTTAGTCAGTTGAAATAAACCTAATACCCCCCAGAAGTCGTAAATTATTGCCGGGCACTTGTCGAACAATCTATACGTCTAATAAAACACACTATTCAGGTATTGTGACCGATTGTTTTTTTTGAGTGGGGGGGTATGTTTTTGTCTCTTATCTCTTAATATATAGTATATATATATTATATAGAAGAGATAAACACCCATTTCAACACCATTTCCTTTCACTAAATCTTTCTGATAGATTATACAGACTGTCATAAAAAAGTGAATATCTCGGAGCACCTTTTCTTTTCAATTTTTCTCTACCTTACGGGTGGTTCAGTCATCTAACCAAACGGCGGATAAGGAAAAAGAAACATCTAAGGGGGCTCGATTTTGAGATTGTTTGCTGTTTTATCAATCAAAAACGTCGTAAGTCGTTGGGAGAGTATGGCTTTGTGAAAAAAGTGTAAATACACGAATTGATGTTATAATTGAACGATTAGCTGTCTTTGTGTCGGTTTTGTTGAATTAGACAGAGCCACCCATAGGTATGGAGTTTTTGGGTGGATAGGGGGGTATAGCCACTTAGGTGGAAAATCTAAAGGTGGGGGATTTTGAAAAAATATATTTTTGGTTCTCGTTGGGGGTCGGCCTACCATACGCGGTCGTCGTCATTGGACCGTAGGGGGTCGGGCAAGATTTTCAGACTATTGACAATTACGCCAGAAAACTCTAAGACTATGATATCAAAGTAGTTAAAGTAAGGTATATGATAGGTTGCTCGGACATAAGCGACTCCCTTATGTCATTTGGTGCCTATTTTTTAGGCAGAGACTGCCTATTTATTAGGCAGTCACGCTATCATATATGATAGCGTGATACCACCCATAATACTGCTCTAAAACGATACACACCCTACTAATCGGGTGCCTTAAAACAATACACTCCACCCATTAGAGCATGCGATAAACCCTACTATATACCTCATAAGACTGTATCGAAATAATACACCACTACAAATAGTATACCAACCAGTAACAGACCACAAAATGTTGTATGACGTTTAACAAACAAAAATAACGTGCCATACTTCAATGGACTGTAAAGGCACTAAACCAACACTGCATTATGGCTATGCTGATTGTAGCGTTATCGATTCTGAAAATCTACCAAATGGACAGCATTTTGACTTGACAACATTGAAAGCCATGATAGGATTAACATAGAAAGAGGAAGAAACCATGCGATACAGAATAATCACGCGTGAACCTGACGGAGCAAGATACTGGCTCGATTCGACAGTAGTATGGATAACCGATCCAGATGCCGCAATTGCTATCTGTAAAGCCATGACCGTTTCTGCCTATGTGGCCGACAGTTTCCTCTCAACCACTATTTTCGATAACAGGAGCAAGAAATGCTGACACTTGAACACCTTGAACAATTGGGTTTCGACGATTGCCGAAGCTACCCCGATGATGGAACTATCAGTGTGGGTTGCTCGCAATGCCAAGCCCTATGTATCAATGGCCACCCTTGCCATGAAACGGGTTGCCCTAACATGGTCCATGAGTTGCAAGGGCTGCAAAAATCTGATTCCGAATAATTCCCGCATTTTGACTTGACAACGAAAAAACATGTTGT